ACAATAAAAGAAGGGAAGACAAAATGTCTTAACGTCTTGAATAGTAAACAGCGAGACTAACTAACTGTGAAATGGTAACAGTTAAAGTTGTGCAACGCTAACTGCGTTAGCTACCAAGAGAGTAACCCTCTTCGTAATACTCTTATTATAACATATTTTATAGTAAAAGTAAATAGCTGGAAGACAGTAATTGAGAATAAACACATAAAAATATGGTATAGCCGCCAAAGAGTCCAGCAGTGAGGCCAGTCGCAAGACCCAGCCCGTTATTCCAGAATTTCTTGGAGAAAATTTTTGATGATAGAGTGCAATGATACGGCACCCCCGGCCCCCCGGCGTGGCCACTCATGTTTGTTCCGGGTGCGTTCTCCTCGCGTTCACGGTGCGTTCGCCTGTAACAGTTCCAGTCACAGTTCCAGTTCGCTGTCCTTCAGTATTCCCACAGCAACAAACATCCGCTTTACTGTATTCATCAGCATCATCCAGCTTGATCGCCCCCACATATATGGTAGTCTCAACTTGTCACCAAAGAAGTGTGACAGCAACGGCCCAGTCTAATGGGCTTGAACAGGAGCAGACAGACATGAGCGTCACCGTCGAACAAGCAATCGAATACGTCCGCAAGATGATGAGCACTGATGACTACGGTACCGTCGGTGAATTGGTGCTGACTCACAACAGCAACCGTGAGTACGAGAAAGGTAAGCTGATGCGTACGATCAGGATGGAGGACGATACCGGAGTGCTCGGATATTGGGATGTGTGGATGGAAGACCTCGGCGATGGTCCGTTCGTCTACGGTGAATGGTAAAGCCTCTCACGTCTGACTGAAAGGAAGACACATGGTCACGCTCTTTGAACAGTACGCCAAGATCAAGCAACTTCAACGCAAGGTGAAGCAACAGCAACAGAAGAACAAGTGAACATCGCTAGTGTCGAAAGCGTCGTGAGACGCTCTGATGTAGCTGGCTACTGCATCACTGATGAGACAAGCCAAGATGAGGCCTGACTACCATGACTAAGAAACAACTGATGCGTGAAGTGAAGCGCATCCTGTCTCAGATCAACTACCGCATCGACCACAGTGTTGAGTACAATGAATACAGGTGCGCTCCGACTGATGTGAACAAGGAGACTGCTGAACGCATTGCGTACTACACGGATGATCTTCGAGACTGTGCCGCAACTGCGATCATGAACAGGAAGCACGAAAGCAATGTGAACAATGATCCGACCGAGTACGGCCGCCTTCATGAACTGTATCTGGAGTTGAACAACTACTTCCAAGACTAAACATCACTAGTGTCGAAAGCGTTGGAGTGTGGTTGTTACTGCACTCCTTCGCTCGGTTGACTGTTGGCTACAGCAACCCTGATGAGACAAGCCACATGGAGACTAGTCATGGCTAAGGGTTATTCTGTCTGCACCAATGAAGATGGGTACATGGTGGAGCACATTCACTGTGAGTACATCAGCGAGTCAGCAACGGCAGCGCATCACATCAGCGCTCGCCTGAACAAGCCGGTATTCGTGATCAACCTGTACTGTGGAAAGTGGGTTGTTGACGTATTCATCCGCGGTGAATGCGTACTGTCGGGTAAGTTCCACAGTCAAGAGGACGCTATGTACTGGTGTCTGTCGGTCACTCACTGAACATCGTTAGAACACAGCACAGTAACGCAAGCATCTTGTATCTCTATCATCAATCGAGCCCACATGGCGCAGCAAAGGAATACAGCAATGCACGATAATCAATTCATGATCCTGGTGAAGTACAGGCGAGACATTACTCGTCCGGGTAAGGCGAGCAAAAGGTTTCGAGTTATACGGACAGGTCTACTCAAGGACAAAGCAATCGACATTATTTGTCAGCATGTGTATCGGTCTGCTGATTACGGTATTCTTCCGTCTGACTGGCCTGTCCGTGACTGGAGAGTAGTGTTGGATATTGGTAGAACGTACAAGACAGTGTGGTCTTGGACGCATGGTGACTGGCCTGAACAGGACTAATCGAAGGAGAGACAACCATGCTTAAGTTGAATGATCCCACAGTAATCTTGCTTGGTCTTTGGGTGCTTGGTTTTGGCGGTGCTTACGTCAAGACAACCTTGGACAAGCTGCAACAAGCCAAAGACGATGCAGCCCGTTACCGTACAGCGTACAAATTGGTTCGTCGTTAAACCGTGCTTGCACTCAAGCACACTAGCAACTCAAGTCGAAAGAACTGAGACTAATGCAAATGAACCTGATCTTTGACAGCAAAGCCTGTCCGTCCGTGGTTGTTGACTACTACGATATACCCGAATGGCTTAACTTGGGCTATCGTACATGGAATGTATTCGTCTGTACCGGATACGACAACTTACCTTGGATCGGTACACTTGAGCGCATTCAACATGAGACAGGATGCTTGACGCTTCTGTCTTTGCTCTATGGGGAGAAGTAATCATGTTTGGATTTGGCAACATCACCTATGACGACACAGTTGATCCTGACTTCGACGACTTCACGGACATGAGTGAAGAAGATTTGTTGTTGTTTAAGGAACTCGAAGCTGAACTAGAGGAGAAGTAATCATGTCTAAGGACTGGAAATACCGAGTGCTCTATGTAGTACCGGCCGAGTACAACTGCCGTATTCACATACATGAGCGAAGGTTTCATGACTGGTATAAGTGTTTTGATTACGCATTTGACATACTGAACTTCGGTAAAGCGTCAGTATGTATTCAGGAACGTGTGTCCCGTGGTCATTGGTGGAATAGATTCGCCAGTAAACCGGACAGTCATGGTGACGGTTGGGTGCATCCCGATACTGATGTAATACAGTAACACGCTAGTTGAGGGGTAGTACAGATACAGTATTGCCCCTCACTAGTCTGCCTTGCATCTCTATCATCATTCACACGGCACGGGGCGGAGCACGGTAAGGTGTTGAAAAGGCACAGCTATTTGACTCCTGTGCTGCCTGCACACACGCGCGCGCGTTCCGATTCCCGCGCAATCAGGGTTTATCGTTATTCGATAAAGGTTTATCGTTAAACAATATCAAGTAACACCGTTGTTACACAAGGCACCCCTGATTTATCGTTTTTCGATAAGGGTTCGTCGTTTGTCGATAAAAGTCGATCACGCTTTCGTGATAACAAGCCTGTATCTTTCCTCGGCGGGGTATGAGCATATGGTCGGTGTCGGCGGCGGAAACGTCCCGGCCGCGCCGCGAGGGTCCTCCGGCGTGACTTCACATACCGGGAGGCGTGTCATGGCCGCGAGGCTTGGCAAGCGCGAACGGGCGGCTCGCAAAGCGCTTCTCGATGAACGTCGGGCGTGCGTTGCGGCGAACCTGAACGCGCCTCAACCGGAACCGCAACGGGTTGCCGTCCGCACTAAGTCGGGCGCACTCACGGTCATTCGTGATCGGTCGGGTTCCAGTCAATCAACCGAGCGTCTCGGCTCCTGCTACGGGTTGTTCAGCGATCCGCGCGGGAACGTGATTAACGGCCGCACTGTGAACGGCAAGATTGTGCGTGGTAAGGTTGTCAGAAATGACGGCCCGTCCAAGCCGATGCGGTTCCTGTGCGTCGATGCGGACGGCAATTCGTGGGGCGGTTTCGACCGTCTCAAGGATGCGACGGACGCCTGTACGCGACTGTCCGCCCGGCTCAAGCGGCCTATTCGGCTGCAAGAGAACCCTCTTGCCCTCGCTCGGGTGAAAGGGTAAGCTACCTCACAACTGGCGCGGGGCCTCACGGTCCTACGCCGCGTGTACGCTGCACGATAACTAAGCGAAGGTTAAAGGTGGAACCGCGCGTGCGGTGGATGCCCCTAGCTCACTTGTGGGTGTGGGGCTGAAGCTGCGCCGGACCGTGCTGCAATGCACCCTCTAGGTTCGTAAACCCTTGCCAGTGTTGCGCTTTCGCGCACATTGGTTCTCGCGCTCGCGCATGGTAAGGCTGCACACGCCAGACGTGTCTCCTTGCTTGCCCGTTCGTGTCTGCTGCTCCGCCGGTCTAGCACCCGGCGTGGGATGCACACAGGCACGCTCGGAACCGGTCGCACGTACGCTAAGGGACCCGCCCTCGAACTCTGGAGGGCGGGGATACCACGATGAATGCCGCACATGGCGCTATGCTGTGTGCGGTGTTTGTCGTTAGCGTTAGGGGCACACGTTGCGAGCGTGGCTTGGAACGGCTGTAAAGGCTTAACCATTGTTTCGTGTGCTCCTTACCCTAGCGACAAGCGTTGTGCTAGGTGGCCAAACAAAGGAGACACCTACATGGCCGAACTGCCCAAACTGCTTCCCGCGAAGCAGATCTCCGCTCGCAACGTCACCATCGGCGAGACGGCGGACAACCTCGACAAGCTGGTGTTCGAGAACGCCATCCAATGCGCCCTCCACGCGCAGCAGCACGGTGACGTCACGCTCATGGCAGACCTGCTGAACCGCGTCGGCGGCACGAAGCGCAAGGGCTTCAACGCCGAAGGCTTCATCAAGTGGGTGTACGATCACACGCCCATCCGCGACGGCGGCAAGGACGCGAAGGGCAACCGGGCGCTCGGCTTGCTCAAGCGCGGCATCAACAAGGACTTCCCCGCGAAGCCGGACGAGCCGGACTCGGTGGCGTGGAAGATCGAGGAAATGATCGCCACGCCGTACTGGAACTACGCCCCGTCGGCGCCTCCGCGTGCTCGCCCGCCCCTGTCGGCGGACGAAATCCAGAACAACATCATCAAGTTCGCGGACCGGATCGAGACGGCCGTGAAGCAGGACAAGTTCGAGGGCGGCGAAGGCGAGGCGCGCAAGGCCATGACGGCGCTCGCCGCCGCGGTCAAGGCGTACAACGAGGCGATGCGGACCATGCAGGAAGCGCCCGACACGGCGCACCTGCGCGATCCCCGCCGCGAGGAGCACCCGTCCTTCAACCAACCCGTCGCCGGCACCGCCTGATCCAACTCCGCCTCCCAAGGGCAGAGAGTAGTGAGTAAGCACAAAGCGTAAGCCCCCGGTGCAACCGTGCCGGGGGTTTTCCTGTGTGCTTAGCGGAAAGGGTACACGCTATGTCTCAATTCAATGTGGCCCCGAGCTTGACGCCGGGGCTGTATGTCGTTGTTCGCAACAATGGCGAGACGACGTACATGTCGCTGTTCGGGTTCGGCACTGGCCGCAGGGCCAAGTGGGTGACGAACAAGGAAAGCGCGTCACACTTCCGTGAGGCTGAGGCCGTGCGGTGGTGCGACAGCCTGAACCTTTCGTTAAGGCGTGGGCAGGGGGATAGGCATCTCTATCATCAGCCCAATGCCTGACAACGCGAAGGGCTACGTCATTAAGGCGGGACCGCGGTATGCGGTTCTGCAAGGGCGTGAAGTGCATCACTACACGTCTGACTGTCACGCCGCTACTCGGTTCAGCAAGAGCCGGGACGCGATGGACGTTATCTCCGAGCTTCCCCCGTCTGCTGTGAAGCATTACGTGGTGTTGTATCGGTCTTGCCTCTGAGTGCTACCGCACTTGGGGAATAGTGCGTTTGTTGAGTTGCGTACACTGGCCGAAGTGGCTGGTGGGTGCAGGTCGGGGGGACACAACCCCATACCAAAACGGTGTGGGGCCGACCTGAGTAAGCGGTAAGGGAGCGCCCCCGCGTCTTCCGAACCCGTCGGCAGAAAACTGCTCATTCTTTTTCAAGCCGGGTGCAACCTTTTTTACAACGTTGTTTGTAGTGAGTACACATGCGTGCCTCTTGGTGCATATCGAGAGGAAAGCTCGCTCCGTGTGTGTACTCTCTACAGCCAACGTGGCTGTGCGGTACGTAAGCCGTTGATCTTACGTCGTCTGACGGGGGTTGGACGTTAAACAACCAACTCCAACGAGGGTTGGCTAAACAAAGGATTATCCCTATGAACGCTGTGCGTTGGTCCGTTCGTGACCGTGTTACCGGTGAAGTCCTGAACCTCGCCGGTCCCGACCGCAAAGACAAGAAGGCGCAGGCTCGTTTCATGGACGGGCTGCGTGTGCGGTCGAAGCTGGGCTCCCGTGGCGGGTGCCTGCACGCCTAATCGGCGGTGCTCTAAACCAGCCATAATCCAAAACCAATGTCGAAAGACAAAGCTACTTATACCCCGCGTGTCGGGGACATCGTGACTGTGCGTGCAACGATACAGCTCGACGGGCTGACCCCTATGGGGAACGTCCGAGGTGGTATTGACCGATCCAATGGTAAGGGCGGGGTGTACGCCAACGAACAGGTGTACTTCGATCCGTCGGCCATCGTGTCCGTCGAAGAGCGGCCGATCCAAGTCGGTGACGTGTTCGCGCATGGTACTAGCCGGTGTACGATTGTCTCCGTCTTCGAGGCTGAGGGCAGGACTTATACAGCGTACATCTCAAGCTGTGTACTCTATCCCGTTGTCTGCCATGCTGAGAATTGGCCCAAATGGGGCTACAAACGGGAGCAACGCCCTTGAGCGGCGCTTGGGAAGCTGGCTACGACGCCCGTGAATGGGGGGCGAGTCGCCACATCAACCCTTACTCGCGAGGTACGCAGGAGCATCGAGACTGGTTGGACGGCTGGATTGCCGCTGACCGACACATCAGGGGGGTTTGAGCGTGATCCAGTTTGAAGACCTTCGCCCGGGCGACAAGCTAACCTTCGAAATCGAGAAGATTATTCGAAAGGCTTACGACGGGGATTATGTTATTCAATTTAAGGGATCATTCCCTGTCGGAAATCACATTCGTCCGGCGTCCATCCTTCATCACGAGAGACCACCCATCAAGGTGGGTGACGTGTTCGAGAACCCGCGGGGTACCCATCTGACTATTCTTCAGATCGAGGGAGACACCTGCGTGTACTCGTTCATGCAGTCGGGAAGGCTGTATGGTACTACCTGCAGCACCGCTGCAATGCGGAGCTTCAAGCGTGTCACCGACTAAGCGTGGTTACCTGTACCGCGACAGCCGCGGGTTCTACAGGGCCACGTCTAACCCGTTGCACTCTGACGAAACCGTTGCAGAGTACGGCACTCTGCGTAAGGCCCGGGAAATCGCCGGGATTTTCAACAATCGTCTAAGGGGACGACTACACTAATGGCTTTGTTCCAAGTTGCTGTAACGCTTCTGGCTGTCTGGGCGCTGTTAGGGCTGGTGGAGGGCGTGTCGAACTACCTGCACCGGCGCAAGCGTGAACACTACATCCAAATCGGAAAGGACTACTCGTGAATCAACTGTCGTGGCTTCTGTATCTGGCCGGTGTGTCCGAAAACGTCGGGCTGTTGCTGACAATCATCGGCGTAATCGCCATGTTCGGTGCCGTCGCGGCGTGGTGCGTCTTCGGGGCCATATACTGCGAGTGGCATGAATACGGCAGGAAAGAGGGGAAACCTCCGAGTCCGTGGTTTGCAGCCGCTCTGACCCCGATCTTCGTCGTCCTCTGGGTGCTGGCCGCTATGTGCCCGTCCAAGACGACCATTTACGGCATAGCCGCGTCTCAGATGGGCGAGCAAGCCCTCAAGACCCCGCTCGCTGGCAAGGCGGGCAAGGCGCTTGAGGCGTGGCTGGACAAGCAGATCGCCGAGAACGAGCCGAAGAAGGCGGAGGCTTCGTGATGCGATACCTCTGGAACTGCATCTGCGACATCTTCAGCTTTCTGTGGCTGCTGCTCGGGGCGCTGATGGTCATTCTGTGTATCCTCGCCCCCCTCGGTATTCTGGTGTACTTCGGCAACAAGGCCGAGTGTCAGGAGACGTACACCAAAAGCCTGACTGTGCCGGTTCGCTGGTTCAACGGTCGGTGTCAGGTGAAGACCAGCATCGGGTGGGTGGACTACGGTGATCACGGTCGGTACGGGCACAGCACGTACACCGTCACCAAGCTTGACAACTAGCCATTTCGGCTATACAATATCTCTCTAAGCGCCCAGGGAAAGGGGTACTATAACAGTGGACAAGAGCAAGCTTAAGATCGGGGACCGGGTGCAGGTCTCCTTCATCGGGACTGTTTCCTACGTCTCAGCGTCTAGCGAAGGTGTTCGGGTCGATGTGGAGGACAGCGGTTGGTGTCGCTCCGGCACAGCTTACATCGGTGTCGGGCATATCACCGAAGTCCTGCCCGAGCCCATCAAGGTGGGTGATCGGTTCCAGTCCAAAGGGCACGGTGACACGGTGTATGAGGTCCTCAAGGTGGAGGGCAACACGCTGGTTTACGCTACGTACCTTGGCGGAATGCTGGGGATCGCAAGCACCTGTAATCTTGACGGCTTTAAGGGCTACACCAAGCTGAATTAAACCTCAGCCGACTACCTCAAATTGGCACGGGGGTGCCACGAAGGGACACCAGCAGAAGCTCACAAAGGGCTCAGAGCGGTGTCCCTTCCATCTTTTCCCAGATGTGAAACCACGCCGTCTGGCGTGTGTTGAAAGGGACAATCCAATAAATACCGCTGAGTTCCCGTACTGCTGCGGGATTCAAATCCTTGGTGGCTTCGGCCACACCAAGACTGCTGGCTTCAACGCTGGTGTTGACATACCGCTGCCCGAGATCGAAGCTTGGCTGGAACGCCAGATCGAGCACTATCGGGCCTTGGCTTATGCCGGTATGCTGGTCCTCAGCCTGAATCACCAACAGAAGGCTGAGATCGGGGCGACCATTGAAGCTGCTGGCTTCAAGATGGTGTCGAGCTGTCACCACGCCTACCACAAGACGGACATCTACCTGTACACGCTGTCCCTTGAGGAAGCCCTTGAGGATGAAGAACTCTTGGGTAAGAAGAACCAGCTCTATAACTACGGGAGGCTGAGCTACTGGTAAACCACATCATCGTCTATGGCACCCTGAAGCAGGGGCACAAGGCGCACCACTTTATGCGGGGCTGTGATTTTGTCGAGGACGTTGCTGTCTTCGGTGAGATGTTCAGTCTCGGCGGCTTTCCGGGCGTCAAGCTTGGCACATCGTGCTGTGGCTGCTTCTTCCGTGGTGAACTCTACAAGCTGCCGGAGGGTGACCGGGGCATCTCTATCATAAGCACACTCGACGCCTATGAAGGGGTTCCCCACCTGTACACGCGTCAAACCATCGACTTCAACGGAGAGGACTGTTATATCTACGAATACAACGGCCGGGACCCCGGGGGCGAACGCCTCGAAACCTGGGCCGCTTAAGACCGCCCTTGAGCGGATGATGAAGGACGCCGAGACCTGTAAGAAGGCAACTGCGGACAATCCTTGCAAGTACGGGTTCGTTGACGCCAAAAGCGAAATCTGGACCGACTACAGCGCTCCGTGTCACGCCAGCTTGGCTCGGTACGGTGACGACTGGAACGGTAATAAAGGGCGTAAGCCCGTCGCGCTGTACAACTTCAGTGCCATGAACGACATCAATCGTTCTGAAGCGGCTCTGGCGTTCTTCGACTGGATCACCGGGGACACCCATCCGTGGGCCAAGGTGCTTGGTCTGACCGATCCGTTCGAGATCGACGGGATCGACATCAACACCAATGATTTCCGTCGGCAGTTCGGCTGGTTCTTTCCCGATCTGACCCTGTTCACCGGGAACGTGCTGGCGAACTTCCTGTTTGCTACCCGTCTGCACATCGAGCGCACTGAGTGCACGGACCTGTGGCACAAGCTCGTTCGGGACGGGGCGGACCCTACTCTGGCTTTCATGTGGGCCAACCTGCTGTTTACTCGGTGGGATCGGCCCCGTGTAGTCGAGGGGTTCTACCGCTTCACGGCGTTCGATGCGGGCCACTCTGCTGTTGACGCCAGCAATGTGACCACGGGTGCTGTAGTCAACTTCTATGCTGGTACGCCCGGCCGGAATGTGGACGTCGGCCCGGAAGCTGTAAATTCGTACGCCAAGAAGAGGTCGTACTATCCGGCCAACACCATCTGGCACGACAACTCTCGGAGTAAGTACAAAACCTTCATCCAGAAGCAGTACGAGGACATTCTGACTGCCCCGGCGGACCCGGAAGCCAAGCGTCCTGTGTTCGTGAAAGCGCAGGCTACGGACATGTCGTACGAGACCGTGCTCAAGATCATCAAACTGGAGATGAAACGACTTGATGCTGTTCAAGCGAAAAAGAAAGCGGCTTAAATGAAAGTTTTCATCCAAGGTCCCGGTGCTGGGGCATACATCATGATGTTCCTGCGGGCTGGCTTCAAGGGGGCAGCCAGTGTGGACGATGCGGACATTGTTTGCTTCACCGGTGGTGAGGACGTTCACCCGCATTACTACAACGAGGACCCCCTTCGCTGCACGTACTTCAACCTGAAGCGAGACGAAGAGGACGTCAAGGTCTTCAACCGCGCCAAGGAACAGCAGAAGTTCATGGTCGGCATCTGTCGTGGCGGTCAGTTTCTGAACGTCATGGGCGGCGGCAAGCTGTGGCAAGACGTGGACGAACATGGCCGGGAACACTGGCTGCTGGACATGCTGACCGGGGCCAAGATTTGGGTCACCAGCACGCACCATCAGCAGATGATCCCCGGCGACAAGGCTGACGTATGGGCCACTGCGAACTGCTCCAACAACAAGTACGGCTACGGCAAGGAGTGGTCCCGCAAGAGCCCTGAGGCTGATGCCTTTGACGTGGAGGTCTGCTGGTATCCCCACATTCGTGCTCTGTGCTTCCAGCCTCACCCGGAAATGTACGGCGCTTCGGAGGGGTGTATCAACTACTTCTTCCAGTGCCTGAAGAACGCCATGAAGATCGTTGAGGAGCAAGACGAATGTGTGGCCTAGTCGGCGTAGCCGGGTCAATCGACAATCAGGACATTGGAGCATTCAATGATCTGCTGTTGGCCAACGTGGTTCGTGGAAAACACAGCACTGGTGTTGCTGGTGTGGATCGCGGCAATCGTTCCCACCTGATCAAGTGTGTCGGTGGTCCGCTGGACCTTCAGGAACAGAAAGGCTACGACAACGTAGTTCGACAGGACAAGAAGGTTCTGATCGGTCACAATCGTCATGCCACCGTGGGCGGGGTGTCCAAGGTCAACGCCCACCCGTTTGACTTCGACAATCTTGTTGGGGCTCACAACGGCACGGTCGACAAGTTCAGGCTCAAGGATCACAACGAGTTCCCCACGGACTCGGAAGCCCTGTACAACAACATGAACCTGTTTGGCCCCGAAGAGACGATCAAACTGATCAGTGGGGCGTGGGCCTTGACGTGGTACGACAAGGGTTACAAGACCATCAACCTGATCCGCAACAAAGAGCGGCCCCTCTTCTACACGCTTTGTGACGAAGGGAAGTCGCTCTGGTGGGCCAGTGAAGCAGGTATGCTGCGCTGGTGCCTTGAGCGGAACCGCATCGAGGTCAGCAAAGTGTACTTCCTTGAGGAAGACATGATGCTGACTTGGGAGGTTCCAGCATACGGCAAACCCTTTTGCGAACCCGAGGCGACAAAGGTTGAAGGGTATAAGTACTTTCCACCAGTGGTGGATAGGCGGGCATCGTCTGCCGTAAACTGGAACCAACGTGGAGGTAGCCAACCCGGCGGCCCCCCTTTGTCCCTTCCCAAGGGGGCCTTGTCGACCCCGACGAACTCCCCTGGGACGATGAGATCGACGACATCTTCGGGACAGGATGGTCAGCAATCGAAGACGTCCTCCAACGTCGTGCCGCTCAACAGCTCGAACTTGCTCTCGAACAAGAAGTCGAGCAACGAAAGCGAGAACGAGAAGGACGGAAACCTGTCGTCTGGTGTGATAAGTACCATCGAAAGGGGAAGACAGGGAAAACCTTCGGAAGCCGAAGCTGGAAACGATGGTCAGCAAAGCACTGGCCGGGCCTTGACCTTGAGTGACCTGAAACTTCAGGAAGCTGGCCGAGGAACCAAGATCTATAAAGACAAGCACAACGGTCGTATCATTACGAAGAAGGTGTTTGCTAACCTGACCATAAAAGGGTGTAGCTGGTGCTGCCGCTCGCCTGATTACGGCGAAGACTTCTATGTGTTCGGAACTCCGTCTGACAATGAGTTCCTTTGCGAGGACTGTTCCGTCGACCCGGACGTCCAAGCTTGTGCCCACATCCACTAGGTCTGACGACCTGATCATCACGAAGGAGAGTAAGTGGAAATTCTGATTGGTGCTGACCCCGAAGTGTTCGTGCGTAACCCGAACGACCAGAAGTTCGTCAACGCTCACAACATGATTCCGGGTGACAAGAAGACCCCGTTCGGGGTGAAGGACGGTGCTGTTCAGGTGGACGGCATGGCCCTTGAGTTCAACATCAACCCGGCCAAGTCGGCTGACGAGTTTGTCGGGAACATCAAGTCGGTGTACGAGCAACTCAAGGCGATGGTGCCCGGCTACAACGTCGTGGCCGAGCCGGTGGCCGTGTTCGACAAGGGTTACTTCGACCAACAGCCGACCGAATCCAAGGAGCTGGGGTGCAACCCCGACTTCAATGCTTGGACCGGCAAGGTCAACAACCCCCCGAAGGGTGGCGACAAGCCGATGCGTACGGCGTCGGGTCACATCCACATCGGGTGGACGAAGGACGAAGATCCTAACGATCCGGTCCACTTCGCTGACTGCTGTGCGCTGGTGAAACAGCTCGACTACTTCCTCGGTCTGCACAGCATCCTGTGGGACAGGGACAACCGCCGTCGGTCCATGTACGGCAAGGCTGGTGCGTTCAGGCCCAAGCCGTACGGTGTCGAGTACCGGGTCATGTCAAACGTTTGGCTGACGAACGAAGAGCTGATGCGGTGGGTGTTCGACCAAACCCACAAGGCTGTCGACACCCTGCTCAATGGGGAGAACTTCGCGGAAACCCACAACAGTCAGGCTGCGGGTATCATCAACAGCAACGAAGCTGGGTGGGAAGCGTACTACCGGTTCCCCGGTGTCGGAACTCTTCCCAAGCACCTGAGGAACCTGCAGAAGGCCGCTTAACACAATGCGATACGAGAACGTTGAAGAGGCCGAGTCCCGGCTGCGGTCCACTGTCGTCATGTACGACGGTAAGCCGGTCTGGGTTGATCATGTGGTCCGGGGAACCGGTCCGTCTGGGCTGTCCGTTCAGATCTATTCCCTGCCCCGGCTGAGGGAAAAGCGGGAGGTTGACCTGTTCGACCCCAAGCTGAACATGCGGAACATTCCGTTGGGGTATGTGAACTACGGTCATGACGCCCTGTACCTGACCCGGATGCCGGCCCGTCGTTTCAAGCAGGGTTTGAACTCCGAGAACGTTCACATCCCCCGGGACAAGATGTTCAACGAGCACGGGGACCGGATCAATTGGGGTACGATCTACTCCAGCCAGGGGTTTGCCGATTCGATGTCGGGTAAATTTCCCAGCTTCGAAGAGGCTGCGAAGAAGCTGGCCGACGAATCTGAGTTCAAGTCTGTCGCCTTCAGTCGGGTGTTCGCGCTCTCCCGAAACCCTCTCGGCCTGAACATCTTGCTTTACAAGGGCAACGAGGTTGCTTGGTCTGAAAGCCACGCCTTCAAGCTGCCCGGCAACAAGAGTTTCCTGCAACAAGTGATCGAACAACACGGAGTCAAACTCGCGTCATGAGCAACAAGGCAAAGGGCTGGAACCTTCCTGTCACGGAGCTGATGGGTCAGCGTGGTGTCAAGGAAGGTGAGGTTGGCATCGAGATCGAAGCCGAAGGATACCTGCTTCCTGCCGCTGTCAAGGGTACGTATTGGACTGTACACGACGACGGCAGCCTTCGCCTTCCGCCTGCCAAGGTTGTCGGTGCGTTCCCTGTGGCCGGTAGTGCGTACGAGTACGTGCTCAGGCAGCCTGTGAAGCGGGACAAGGTTGAGGCGGCTCTGGACAATCTCACTAAGGCCCTGACCGAGAGCAAGGCCGAAGTGGTCATGTCCAACCGCTGCAGCGTCCACATTCACCTGAACTGTCAGGGTATGTTGATGCGACAGGTGTACAATCTTATCACTCTGTCGGGCATCTTCGAAAGCCTGTTGTCGGAATACTGTGGTGACGACCGGATCGGCAATCTGTTTTGTCTGCGACAAAGCGATGCTGAGTTCATGGTCAGAGCGCTGGCTGAATGTCTGACTACCAATCAGTACAATTGGTTTGTCAATGACAATCTGCGCTACGCGTTCCTGAACGTTACGTCTCTTCCGAAGTACAACTCGGTCGAGTTCCGTGGTCTGCGCGGTACTGTGGACAAGCCGACCATCGAGACTTGGGTTCGGATGCTGCTGTCCATGCAAGACGCAGCCAAGACGTACAGCAGCCCGGCTGAGATCATCCAAGAGTTCAGTGTCCGCGGTCCGGTGGCGTTCCTGATGAAGATCTTTCCGAAGGACTATCCGTGGTTCATGAACCGACAGAACTACGTTGATCGCATGTACGGCGGAATGCGCCTGATGCAGGATCTTGCCTTTGCCGTGGAGTGGGGTGAGGTCGTCAAGGCGGAGCCCGCCAAGGAATACAACGTCGTCGTCGAGCAGCAGGTGGTTGACGATTTAATGCCGGATTTTGATGAAGATGTTGATGATGGTCCCTTCCACTTCGACATTGAAGCTGACCAACTTCTAGTGCAAGTTCAGCAAAACCCGATGCCGGGTTGGCGGCAAGTTCAAGTCCCGCCCGTGCTCCGTCGTGCAGTGGAAGAAGGAGACATTTAATGCACATCTACGCTTACAACAACGGTGAGGGTTCCAAGAACCTTTCGGAAGCCCTCGGCTGCAAACGCATCAAGCACGAAGGCAGCAAGTTCGTGGGTGGTCCGGGCAAGGTGGTGATCAATTGGGGGGCGTCACAGCTCCCCAACTGGCGTGCCGGTACTCGGGTCCTTAACAAGCCTGAAAAGGTGAAGCTAAACTCTAACAAGCTTTCCTTCTTTAAGGAGATGGAAGAAGGGGACGATTACCTCCCCTGCCCCCGTATTCCCGATTGGTGTACTAATCCGGGCCATGCCCGTAAGTGGCTCCAAGAGGGCAAGGTCGTCTGTGCTCGCCAGAAACTCAACGGCCACAGTGCCGAAGGGTTGGTGATCATGGAATCGGAGCTTGACTTTGTGGAAGCCCCGCTGTACACTGTTTATGTCCCGAAGAAGATGGAGTTCCGCGTCCACGTCTTTAAAGGCAACGACGCCTCATTCATCGTGGACATTCAGCGCAAGATCAAGAAACCTGACGCTGAAGTCAAGGACTGGAAGATCCGCAACCTCGACAACGGTTTCATTTACGCCCGCAACGGCGTGGAAGAGATCGTGCCTGAAGACGTCCGTGTGCAGGCTAGGTGTGCCTTCGACCTGTCTGGACTGGACTTCGGGGCAGTGGACGTAATCTTTAACGAAGGACAAGGAAGGGCGTACGTACTTGAAATCAACACTGCCCCCGGGATCAGTGGAACCACTGTGGAGAACTATGCTGACGCGTTTCGTAAGCTTGTTGCATAAAATGCAACGAGACATTTTGTCGGGGCTCAAGCAGGAGTGGCGTGACCATGAGTAAGAAAATCATTAGTGCAGACTTCGACGGCGACTGCATTATCCTTCGGTTTGAGGGCGGCGGCGGCGTCTCCATCAGTGATGAAGGCCAGTCCTGCTGTGAACATCGCTACATGACGAGTGATGATAACGTCGGTGATCTGGTGGGTGGTGAGTATCTTGGCTTCGAGGTCAAGGATGCAGATTACTCCGACGATGATTACGGTGTTCACGAGATTCAATTTCTTGAAGTCAAGTCCACCAATGGGTCATGCGTCTTCGAGACCCACAACGAGCACAACGGTTATTACGGCGGCTTCTGGGTGGTAGAACGTGAACTCTAATCGCCCCTTTTGGTATCGTTCAGAGCAGAAGGGTCTGTGCTCAATCTGGTTCAAGGATCAACGAGTTCGTCCCTATGTTCTTTCAGACTTCAAGCACGAAGATGATACGTACCCCCTTGCTAAGGCTCGGGAGTGGGTCGTCGAGCGGAATGATGCTTGGAGCCTTGTATGAGATGTTACATCTGCGACACCCATATGGACGAGCTGCGTATCGACCGCCGAGACGGCAAGGTCCGCCCTTGCGGGACGTGTGAGTCTGAGATCGCTGAGCTAGTTGCTGACTACGACCGTGAGGCCGTCCACGTTTATGACGGCAAGGAAATTGACATCGGAAAGGTATTGGAATTTGGCGTGTAAAGTAAATTGGGTTACCCCGAACGGGGACGAACTGGTCACGTACATGGCGAAGGTGTCTAACCCTAAGCGTGAATTTGAGTCGTCCCCAAAGCTGCTTCGTTATCTGCTGGACCACAATCACTGGTCCCCCTTCGAAATGGTGAATGCCTGTGTTGAAATTGAAACAACTCGTGATATCAGTCGCCAAGTTCTGCGACACCGATCCTTCTCATTTCAAGAGTTTTCTCAACGTTATGCAGAAGTCAATGAGGTACGCTCATGCGTACGGGAGTTCCGATTACAAGATAAGACAAATCGCCAGAACTCAATTGAAGTATTGGACGACGAACTACAGAAAGAATGGGAAGCCGCCCAACAGGCTGTTGCGACTCATGCTGAGAAAGTTTACCGAGAGTTTCTGGATCGAGGCATTGCTAAAGAACAAGCCCGCGTTGTACTACCCGAGGGACTAACCCCAACCACGATGCATATGAACGGCACGCTCCGTTCATGGATTCACTACTGGCAGGTCCGCTGCACGCCAGAGACTCAGAAGGAACATCGGCTCTTGGCTGAAGAGACGCGTAAGATGATCCTTCCTCACTTTCCCATTATTCGAGAGGCACTCAACAATGACCAAGCTGGTTGAAGCTCTTATCCCCAACACTACTCTATATGGCTATGAATCGCTTGAGGAGATCAAGCAAAAGATTGCCAGCATTGAAGAGTTGGTGATTGCTGAAACGTACACTGACGTTCATCTTGCGATAAAAGAGGACTATGGCGACACCGTAGTCTGCTTTTACGGAAAGCGACTAGAGACGGAACCCGAAAAGGCAGCACGTCTGAAGGCAGAGCACGCCAACCTTGACTGGAGACGTAGGCAATATGAAGTCTTGAAGAAAGAGTTTGAAGAAAAGTAAGTTCGTTCGTCACGAAGCCTGCCCTAAGTGCGGCAGCTCAGATGCTTGTGCCCGTCATGACGATGGGCACAGGTACTGTCACAGTTGTAACACCTATTTTCCCGGAGACAATATTATAGAAAATAACGACGATTATGTCGTTGAACGCAGTCTGAACATTCGCCCTGTTCCCAAAGAGTTCCGGCCGCTAGCTGACCGCAAGATCAGTGAGGCGACCGCCCGGAAGTTTTTGGTAACAGCGGTGGCAGACGAGAACAACGAGGTCAAGCATGTCTATCCGTACTTTAATAAAGATGGTCAGCACGTCGCCAACAAGCTCAGAGCACGTTTTGATAAAGCATTTAAATGGGAAGGAGATGCGCGACAGTCTACTCTCTTTGGCCAAAGCCTATTCCCAGCTGGATCAGCGAAAGCTATCACTCTTGTTGAGGGTGAGTGCGACGCGATGGCTGCCTACGAGATGCAGGGTAGTCGCTATCCGGTGGTTTCAGTTCATTCTGCAGGTTCGGCAGCAAAAAACTGCGTAGACAATTTCGAGTACCTTAATTCCTTTGAAACCATTGTAATCTGTTTCGACAGGGACGAGGCTAAGGTTAACCCTAAGACGGGTGCCGTCCACTATCCCGGACAGGAAGCCGCGCTGACTGTGGCAGCGATGTTCCCCATCGGCAAGGTCCGCATTCTGACCTTGAGCGACCACAAGGACCCCAACGACTACCTAGTTAACGGTAAGGCTGGTCAGTTCATCAAAGAGTGGTGGGCTGCTCCTTCGTTCACGCCTAGCGGGCTTAAGCTGGGCAAGGACATGTGGGAAGAGATCAGTACCCCGAAGAACTACGAGACGTGCCCGTATCCGTGGGAAGGCATGAACTACATGACCTACGGTATCCGGTTGTCTGAGCTTGTTATCGTCACCGCTGAAACTGGTGTCGGTAAAACCAGTGTGCTGAAGGAGATCGAATATCATCTGCTTTCCACGACTGACAAGGGCGTGGGTTTTCTCCATCTCGAAGAACCCAACTCCGACACCGCCCTCGGGCTTATGTCTATTGATGCTAATAAGCCTCTACATCTTCCTGATGTGCGGGCAGAGGTAACCAAGGATGAACTTCGCAAGCATTATGACACGGTTATCAATAATGATCGTGTGGTTATCTGGGATCACTTTGGGAGCAACTCTGTCCATGAAGTGCTCAACAAGATTAGACATATGCACAATCTTGGCTGCAAGTACATTGTTCTGGACCACCTTAGTATTGTGGTCAGTGATCAGTCTGGCGATGAACGCAAACAGCTTGATGAGATTACTACAAAGCTGAAGACGCTCTGCATGGAGCTGAACATTGCGGTGATCGCAGTTATCCACCAGAACCGAGCAGGCCAAATTCGGGGCACGGCTGGTGTGGAACAATTGGCGAACATCGTAATCAAGCTGCATCGAGACAAAGAGGACCCTGATGAGTGGAGACGTAATGTCACGAAGATCGTTGTCCAGAAAAACCGCTTCTGCGGACGGACCGGCCCCGGGGTGTATCTGTGGTACTGTCCTGAAACTGGACGACTTCTTGAACTGGATAAAGATCAAATCGTCCAATACGAAAGCGGAGCAACCGGAAAGGAAATGTGGTGAGTAATCACGAAGAGTTTAAGAAACAGATCGAACATGAACAGAAAGAGCTAGACGATTTCAAGTGGGCCTTGCGTCACGCAGAATCTCATGGGCTGGGCCGCGAGTTCTTTCAGGATTTCGTTCATGAACTTAAGGGCGGTAACTCAGTGCATGGGGCCTATCAGTACGCCCTTTATGAGTGGGATCTCTAATTTGTGTACCTAAGACACAAAGACCTTAAAAGCTATTGGGTGCTAGACATCGAGACGGATGATCTAGCCGCAACGGTGGTCTGGTGTGTGGTCCTGCAAAATGTGGCCACCCGCCAGATCATCAAGTTTCATGGAGATTTCTATAGTGAGTTCAGGCGTTGGGTGGCGGAACACCCTGAGGCGATCTTTGTTGGGCACAATCTGCTTAGCTTTGACGTTCCCACTCTTAATCGCCTGTGTGGCACTGACATTCCCCTTGATCGTCTTGTTGACACACTTGTCCTTAGCTACCTCTACGACCCGGTCATGCAGGGGGGTCACAGCCTAGAGGCTTGGGGCGAGCGCTTCAAGTTCCCGAAGGGAGACTTCAATGACTGGTCTCACTTCTCTGACAAGATGCTTAGCTACTGTGTTCGTGACGTTGAGCTTACTTGTCTGCTCTTTACCCGTCTCACTGCACGCATGGCTGCCAGAGGGTTCTCGGAAAAGTCCTGCCAGCTCGAACACCAAATCCGACATGTAGTAAACAAACAGGAAAAGAATGGATTCTGGTTCAACGTTCCTAAAGCGGAACAACTTTACGCTGAACTACGACAGCGCGAGCGGGATTATGGAGATCAAATTCACCGACTCTTCCCGCCGGAACTCAAGCTACAGGAAACCTATCGGTACCGGGTCAAAAGAGATGGGTCTCCTTACAGCACTTTTCTTAGACACACTGAGCAATATGAGAAAGTAGTCCGACGTGGTGACGAATATGACGTCTACAGCTACGAAGAGTTCAACATCGGGTCTCCGATGCAGCGTGTCGAGAAGCTCCTTAGCTTGGGCTGGAAGCCTTCTAAGTTCACCCCCAAGGGTAACCCGCAGGTCGACGAAGAAAGCCTTGTAGCCTTCGCTAATGAGATTGGTTCGGCTGAAGTCCGGGCCATTGCCGACTGGCTTGTCGTTAATGGGCGGGCCAACATGATCAACACCTGGCTCAACAACGTCAGACCCGACAGCCGTATTCACGGTAAGGTCATGACATGCGGAGCCGGTACAAGGAGAATGACGCACAGTGCGCCAAATACAGCCAACATCCCCGGCAATGAAGCCAAGTACGGTCACGAATGTCGGGAGTGTTGGGGTGCCACACCCGGGCGGCGTCGTCTTGTGGGATACGACGCAAAAGCCCTTGAGATGCGGATGTTCGGCCACTATCTTAACGATCCAGTCGCTGCCGAGCTGTACATCAATGGAGACCCGCACAGCGTCAATGCTGCGGCTCTTGGACACGAGAGAAAGCCAGCTAAGACTGATTTCTACGCGTTCATGTACGGAGCTTCCGATGGAAAGCTGGCTCTGCCCCACGGCAAGGGTCGTGAGTACGGACGGTGGATGCGAGAGACACTCATGTCCAGCACCCCTGGACTTGAAGACCTCATCAAAGAAGTCCAAGCCGAACAGAAAGCCGGATTTATTCTTTGTATTGATGGGGGTTTTGTACGCTGTCCCAGCCCTCATGCTGCTCTTAACTATAAGCTGCAGTCGGCAGGTGCCATAACCATGAAACAGGCTGCAATCTTTATCGACCAACGGGTTCAGGAACGTGGACTGGACTGTCTAAAAGTTGGAGACATCCACGACGAAGGACAACATGACTGTGCTGAAGGCGATGCTGAGGAGTTTGGAAAGCTGGCTGTCCAAGCAATCCGAGATGCCGGAGAAGAGCTTAATTTCAGTGTTCCGCTAGACGGAGACTATAAGGTCGGTGGGACGTGGGCTGAGACTCACTAATATATAGGCTCTTTCCCGGCCAACTCTAAAGATAGTATAACGTTGAAATGAAAGGTTGTCAAGATGGATGATGAAGAGTTCGACTGGTTTACGGATCCTAACCGACGAACGGCAGACGACGATTTGTACGAAAACTGGCCGGACAACGCTGCCGATGAACTTTGAGTGTGAAGCATGAACGCACCGGGACACATGACCCACTTCCGAGGGATGCCCCTTAAGGACCTATCTCGACAAGAGTTGTACGACGCAATTGAGTATCTCGATCAGATGTACAATCAGTGTCTGAAAATCATGAGGCAATATCACCAACCAAAATCAGAACGTAACGTTTATTACGGTTGACACACAACCTAAAGTTTGGTACTATATAAGAGTCGGGGGTGCAGCAATCCTGCACAGACACACTCGACGTTTTCTCAGAGAGGTAATTTTCAAATATGGCTATGATTCAAGGTAAAGCGTATTGGGCCAAGGTTGTTGGCGATCCCGTGAAGGGCTACAACCCGGGTGAGTTTGAGTGGAGCATCGACGTGACGGTTGACGCTAACACCAAGAAGCAACTCAAGGAACTCGGTGTTCTTGATCGGGTTAAAGACAAGGCCGATGAGCGTGGTGCGTTCATTACCTTCAAGCGTAAATCCGTCAAGGCTGACGGTACTCCGGCCAAGCCCATCCGTATTGTTGACTCGGATGGTAAGGAGTGGGACGGCAAGACCAAGATTGGCAACGGCTCGATTGTCAATGTTAAGTTTGCTGTCAACGAGATTCCCGCCTTTGGCGGCGGTAAGCCCCGGCTCAAGCCGTCCATTCTAGCGGTTCAGGTCTGGGACCTTGTGCCGTACGAAGGCAAGGGCGACGACTTCCCCCAGAAGAGCAACAAGAGGGCCGAGGCGGAAGATTGGTCCGCTGAAGGTGACGACGTTAGCGAGGTTATGTAATGAAGCGTTATACTATGTACGCCCTGCAAGATTACAATGGCGCTAGCAGCGAGAAGGTTCAAAACCTGACGGCTGTTGAGGCTGCTGATCTTGTTGAAGAGTATCTTGAGGGCGGCTTTGTAGAGCTGTCTATCTACGAAGAGGAAGACGTAAACGCGTGAAGTCAATTGACACACTGATCGACGACATCAAGGCTCTCTTTGAAGGGGAGCCTCATGAGTGCGATCAGGAGCGTGTCAAGGAGTTTGGTCAGGCTGTAGCCAACATGGTTGCAGCCCGCCTTGCCGAGGACCGCCGAGATGGGCCTAAGACCCTTAGGATGTCTAACCTCGGTAAAGGCGACCGACAGCTTTGGTATGAGATCAAAGGAGGCGAGCCCGGCGAGGAGCTGTCTGCCTCCACCAAGCTGAAGTTTCTGTTCGGTGACATTCACGAGCTTATGTTGATCTTTCTGGCAGAGGAAGCGGGACACACTGTTGAACACAAACAAACTAAGGTCAACGTTAACGGCGTGCTTGGCAGCATGGACGCTATCATTGACGGGGTTGTGGTGGACGTTAAGTCAGCGAGTCCGTTTGCTTTCCAGAAGTTCAAACAGGCAAAGCTTAAGGACGACGATGCCTTCGGCTACTACGAGCAACTTGCGGGTTATGTCGAAGGAGCAAATGTGGAAGCTGGAGGAGCGTGGTTGGCTATCGAGAAAGTTGCCGGCCACCTTACCCTCCTCAAGGCCCCTCGTGAAGAACTAGACGCGCTAAAAATCAGGGACCGCATCACCCACATGCAGGAGGTTCTGTCTTCGGATAACCTTCCTGAACGATGCTACTCAGACGAAGAGATGGGCAAGTCCGGCAACCGAAAGCTGGGTGTCAACTGTTCGTACTGTCCTTTCAAAAAGAAGTGTTGGGCCGACAGCAATGGCGGTATCGGACTTCGAACTTTTATTTACAGCAATGGGCCGGTGCATTTTACGCACATTGAAAAAGAGCCCAACGGACCTTTGGAGGTAACTTTTTAATATGAGCAACATTATCGGTCTAAATGGCAAGTCGGTTGAAACTACGGTTGAAGCCAAGCCTGAGTACAAAACTTACACCTTCCAGACTCGGAACGGTGACGAAATGACGGCTGAGGGCTACATGGCTGTCACTGGTGCGTGGGTTGGTGTCGGTCGTGGTGACGGCGACATTCAATTGATCGTCCCGCTGGACAATCTGCACGCTGCATTCGTGCATCAAGAAAACTCCAACTAAGATGTGTCGCGGACGCGATTGCGTAGCAACCCGTAGGGCACGATGAACTTCCGGTCAGGGTTCGAAAGAACCTTGGCCACCCAACTTCGCAGGTCTAAGATTTCTTGGACCTATGAGACTGAGAAGTACCCCTATGTCCTAAGTCGGACCTACTGTCCTGACTTTATCCTCGCTAATGGTGTGAGGATTGAGGCCAAAGGGGTACTGGATCAGGAAACTCGAACGAAGATGGTGGCCGTTAAGAAGGCCCACCCTGAACTCGACATTCGCTTTGTCTTCATGGACGCCAGCAAGAAATTGCGGAAGGGGTCCAAAACCAACTACGGTGAGTGGGCAACGCGAAATGGGTTCCGGTGGGCAGACCGGGAAATCCCGGAGGATTGGTTGAAATGATTACTATTACTGAACAAGAGTATAAGTACCTTCAAGGACGCTCCGCTTGGCTTGGTTGTCTTGAAGCTGCCGGTGTAGATAACTGGCAGGGCTATGACTACGCTCAAGACTACTGGAAAGATATCAGCAGCGACTACGAAGAAGACGACCAAGATGGCTAAAATTCTAGCTATCGACATCGAATGGAAACCGGCAGTCGCCTACGTCTGGAAGATGTGGGACGAGAACATCGCACCGGACCAACTGATAGACGAAGGTGGTCTGCTCTGCTTCTCAGCGAACTGGATTGGCGAAAAGAAGTTCATGTTCTACTCCGAGTGGGACGATGGCTTCGACAAGATGGTAGACGCAGCTCACGAACTTCTAAGTGAAGCGGACGCGGTAATCACCTACAACGGAGACAAGTACGACATTCCGAAGCTGACCGGTGCTATGGTCCTTCGGGGTCTTGTACCGCCTCCACCGCTTACAAGCATCGACCTGCTGAAGACTGTGAAGAAGTTTGGGTTCGTAATGAACCGTCTAGCTTATATCGGTCCTTTGCTTAATGCCGGTCGGAAGATGAAGCACGAGGGTTTTCAACTCTGGCGTTCTGTGCTGGAGGGAGACGCTCAAGCCCAGAAGCGGATGAAAGAATACTGCATCCAGGACGTTCGGGTTCTGGTTGACCTGTACGAAAAGATCAAGCCCTTCATCAAGAACCATCCGCATCTTGGCGATAACTACGGTGAGTGCGGAGCCTGTGGATCTAATCATGTCCAAGCCCGGGGCTGGAGACGGACCAAGTTCTTTCGAATTAGGCGTCTCCAGTGTCAGGAGTGTGGCTCATGGTCTACTGGTGAGCGGGTGAAGGTTAAGTGATGCAGGACGTTGAAACGATTGACCTGTTCCTAAAACGCATCATCGACAAGTACACCGCCGAAGAGCTTTGCGAAATGCTTGGCCTCACGACGGAACAGATTGTTGATGCGTTCTACGAGCAGGTCCTGGAACTTGAAGATGTCTGATCCGCTGACCAAGCAGGTCGGAGGCACTCACTACAAAAAACTAGCCATTCAGCCCATTGAGTACGTAATGCTTAATGGGCTTGGCTTTTGTGAGGGCAATATTGTTAAGTACATCACCCGATGGAAAGACAAGGGTGGTGTAGACGATCTTAAAAAAGTAATCCATTACACGGAATTTTTGATCAATGAGTGGAATGAGAAGCATCAACCCCAAAGAGCGCCGCAAGGTTCGGCGGCAGAACCACATCGCGAAGGACCTTGGTTCCTCCCTTTACAGGCAGCGCCGCGTGGAGCGTAAGCGTCGGGAAGACGAGTGGGTGAATCCGAAGAAATTTTATCTGGAGAGTGAAGAGAGTGAATGAGTACTCGAAGTTCATTGCGCTGAGTCGTTACAGCCGATGGCTTGAAGACCAAAACCGACGTGAGACTTGGGAAGAGGTTGTTGAACGGTATATGCTGTTCATGGACCTGCATCTGCTGGACAAGATGAAGTACGGTATGCTGCAGAAAGATTACGATGATCTTCGTGCAGCTATCAAGAACCTAGAAGTTCTGCCGTCCATGCGGGCTCTCATGACTGCTGGCCCAGCTCTTGAGCGAGACAACACCGCTGGTTACAACTGCGCCTATCTGCCTGTCGACGATCCCCGTGCCTTCGACGAGGCCATGTTCATTCTTCTCTGTGGCACGGGAGTAGGATTTTCCGTTGAACGAAGCAACACAGAAAAGCTTCCCGTCGTCCCCGAACTGGTCGCCGGGTCTAGCTGTATCGTCGTTGGAGATAGCAAAGAAGGTTGGGCAGGGTCTCTTCGACAGTTGGTCGAATCTCTGTATGCGGGAGAAATTCCTAGCTGGGACACGAGTAACGTTCGAGCCGCTGGGGCGAGACTTCACACGTTTGGAGGTCGAGCTAGTGGCCCCGAACCTTTGGAAAGTCTGTTCCGTTTCGTAATTGAAACCTTCCTCAAGGCTCAGGTTCGTCGACTAAGTGCCATTGAGTGTCACGACATCATGTGCAAGATCGGTGAAGTGGTTGTGGTTGGTGGCGTTCGACGCTCCGCTATGATCAGCCTCAGCGATCTTGAAGACGACAAGATGCGTAACGCCAAGTCTGGTGCTTGGTGGTCGGACAACGTCCAACGGGCCTTGGCCAACAACAGTGCAACTTATCTAAGGAAACCTGATGTCTCAACGTTCCTCAAAGAATGGAGATCGCTCTACGACAGCCACTCCGGTGAAAGGGGTATCTTCAACCGTGAAGCCTCAGCCAAGCATGTACGCAAATCTGGGCGACGTGATCCGAACCACGAGTGGGGAACTAATCCGTGTTCAGAAATCATCCTGAGACCGTACCAGTTCTGCAACCTGACCGAGGTTGTGGTGAGAGCAACGGACAGCAAGGACGACCTGAAACGCAAGGTCCGGTTGGCTACTATCTTGGGTACGTTCCAATCTACGTTGACGGACTTCAAGTATTTGAGGCCTATCTGGAAAGAAAACACCGAAGCGGAACGCCTCCTTGGTGTCTCTCTAACTGGAATCTTGGATAGCCCTTGGCTCCGACATGATCCTGAGTTTCTGGAGGAAATGAAGCAGTATGCAGTTGAAGTCAACAAAGAGTTTGCCAGAAGTCTTGGTATTAACCCTTCTGCTGCTATCACTTGCGTCAAGCCTAGCGGTACTGTCAGTCAGCTTGTCGATAGCGCTTCTGGTATTCACCCTCGTTGGTCTGAGTTTTATATTCGGACAGTACGCGGAGACATTAAAGACCCGATGACGCAGTTCCTTATTGATCAAGGAGTTCCGAATGAACCTGATGTTACCAAACCGAACGATACCGTGGTATTCAGCTTCCCGCAGCGTGCGCCAGAAGGGGCAACTACTCGGCAAGATATTTCGGCCACTGACCATCTCAAAATTTGGAAAACCTTCCAAGAAAGTTGGTGTGAACACAAACCGTCCATTACGATCAACGTAAAAGAAGACGAATGGCTGGACGTGGCAGCTTGGACGTACGACAACTTCGACATGGTGAGTGGCATCAGCTTCTTGCCGTACAGTGAGCACACGTACAAGCAGGCTCCTTATCAAGAGATCACCGAAGATGAGTACAATTCTTGGGTTGCTAGGATGCCTGACTCTATTGATTGGTCTAAACTTTCTGACTATGAAATTGAAGATACAACGACTGGATCGCAAGAATTTGCTTGCACTGGCGGTGTCTGCGAGATCGTCGATCTTGGTAAAGTAAGTTGACGACTCTTCAAGAAGCCTTAGAGTACATCGGAGGCTGTGGAGATGGAGGATGTATTATACTTCCTCCCAAGGGTATGCACACCAACGGCGGTTGTCGTTGTAACAAAGACCCAATGAAAATGAGCCGTCTTGTCTTTGCTCTCAAACAAGAGATTAAAAGGCTCAGTACCTAATAAAAAAGGCCCCCTCGGTGTTACGCCAAGGGGGTCTTCTTTTTTACTTCTTCGCTTGTCTATCTCCGAACCACCATGCTAGCGCCATACCGGTCATACTGGCCACCGCCTTAGCGATTGGCTCATGTTCAACGACAGCTAGCGTTGCCATCGTGGCCACCAGAAGCAAAGTAATGCCGGGCCTAAACAGAGCCAGAACGTCAGTAGCCCAACCATCGACCTTCCCGCTTAGTACGGTTTGGTCCGCGACTGTCGCTTGAAGCCCCGCGAAGGAGCCTTCGATTTCTTTGGCAACTTGGTCGATTTGCGACTGTTCTTGGGCAGTTTCGATCCCGAGCTTCGCAAGTTCTTTAGCTTGTTCATAGTCCACCTTCTTTGCCTCAAGGGCGTCCTTGGCCTTCTGCTTGTCGGTAAAGTAACCAAGGCCCTTGTTGATAATTGATCCGGCGATCCCGACTACACCGCCGCCGACCGCAGCGTCAGCAAGTAAGTCAACCACTGTAATCTTCTCCTGTTTCCATCATAGTCGCGAGCCGTTCTGCTCGCTTGCCAACTTGTTTGGCCCATAGGGAATTACGCATTCCCATTGCAGCCGCCGCATAGTCGCCTCGCTGCATCGCTGCCAGAGTGTTTCTGAAGCTCAGCAGCCCCTTAATCCCCATATTGAAACACATGTCCAGCAAGACTTTCTGTCGAACTGGAGACATCTGCTCCCACCAAGGGCAGTTCTTGTTCAGAGCATCCTGAGCACGCTTGATGTCATTGGTCAACAGAAAGTCAACCTCTTCGTCAGACAGGCCGACATCATCTAGGTTTCGGCCGACACCAATGGTCAACTTACCGACCGTGTCTTTGTACGGTTTGTATTTGATACCCTCGTGAAGTCTAAGCTGTTCTAGAATACTCTTCATTATCGACATTTAGCCAAGTGGATGGCCCTCCGTACTGTTGCGTAATGCTTACGGACTTGGGGGTAGACCCGTTGGAATAGCTCCTCGGGGTCGTACACACCTTCATCCAGTAGTTGCTTGATTAGTTTATCCATCCTTGGCATACCTCTTAGTCAGACTAAGCCTGTCGTTCCAGTGGTCAATTCCGCGGGGATTCTCCTTAGTCCATCCCTGAGCGCGTTCAAAGTTAGCCATAGCTTCAGCGGCCTCTTCAGGAGTCTTGGCAGCCATCAGCTTCTTATAGACGTCATGTTTCCGACCTTCAGCGCCCCTCAATTCGTGCAGCAGGAATTCAGTCTGCACACTGAGATCATTAGGCTGCTTGCCGCGTTGATCAGCAAACGCCTTCAGTTCGTCGAGACGGGGGCCAAGCCAGTTGGCAATACCGAAGGCACCGCTGTCCTTGTTCACCGAGTTGGGATTAACCCCACCGGATTCCCAATGAAGCGCACCAACAATAGCGGCCTGAGCAACGGGCGGGAACTCAGTGGTCTTCAGTACAGCCTGAACACTCTTTGCAGACTCGGTTGGATCAACGTCCTCCAGAGCCGTCGACTCAGCCTGCTGTTGGGCAGACTTAGCGACAACACCAGTCGACAGATTCACCGTCTCAGCTTGAAGGTTTTGGAAGTCCTTAAGCCAAGCGTCGCGAGCCGAGTCAACCTTCTTGGTTTCACCCAGATCAAGCGGAGTGCCAAGAGCGTAGTGGTTGCGGATCGCCATGTCGGTCTGACTCTTCAGTACGTCGTCGAACTCTTTGAGACCGGTTAGGTTGTCAAGACTCTTGTTCAGAATGTCTACCTGCTTCTCAAGGGGTTCACTGCGAGTCTTGATGAAGTCTTCGTACGACATACCAGTTCCGCGCATGGCCTGATTAACAGCACCAACCCCGCCCCGGCTGTCCATGTTGTCGACCAAACCTTGTTGCTGGCGCTTCATGAATGCAGCGTAGTCTTGGCGGGTGAGCTGAGCAATCCGATACTTGCCAGTGGCTTTGTCGTACTCAACCTTGCGGACGATACCGAGGGCATTGTCGTTAAGCTGCATCTGGCCCTGAGTCTTAGCCGTAGTGAAGGTAAGGGCACTGGCACCCACAGTGGCGACACCAAGGGCTCGACCGTCCTCAGCCGTGCTGGGGTTCTTGGCTAGAGCCTTGACGTAAGCCCGAATGTGAGGCTGAGCAATCATGCTGGTGGCAGTAGAAACAGCTCCGGTGTCCTTAGTGTTAGGCGTGATGTTTTCCCTAACAGCATTGAGGAGCTTGGTCATGGGGACGACACCAGCCTGCAGAGTGGCAGGATCATTAACCCCACCAGCAACCTGCTTAGACACAACGTCAACACCATTGGCCACCACCTTGAGAGCGTCCGACCGAATGTTGCCGTGGAACTCAGACAGCTCGGCCTTGCCACGAAGAAGACTGATCATGCGGGGCAGGAACAGTTCGGTGGAGGCGAGATCACTGAAGTCCACACCAGACGCCTCCTTCTTGAGTTGAGCGGTGGCTTCCTTGCTGAGCGGGTACATGCCCATGAAGACGGAGCTAGCCATCTGAGGACCAAGCGCCTTGTTGAGCGTCTGGTAGGCCGGGAAGGCTTGTTCAGCTTTAAGACCAAGAGTGTCGGTCATGAACTCAAACATCTTCTTGCGGTTCTCAGCAGGCATGTCTCGGATCGTGGTGAGCTGAGTCTTCCAGCCGTCAAACTTCTTGTTGATGTGGTCCAACACACTTTGGTCGGCTCCGGCCAGTTCCTGAAGAGCGGCATTGCGGCCAGTCTCGACAGCAGCCAAACCTTGGTCGATTGTTTTGGTCCAGTCGGGAATGTCTGCATCAGTTAGACCGTTGCTGACCAGCATGGCGTGGCTAGACAAGGCCCCGTACATCGGGTCCCATTTCTTGTTGACCATCGTGATCGTGGCTTCGATGTTTCGCTCTTTGCGGAACTTGTACTCTTCTGACTCAGCCTTGGTCTTAGCCAAGGAAGCGTCCCAAGCCAGCTTGTTAGCCTCGGCTTGTTGCTTCTCCAGCAGATACTGGAAGCCCATCGTTACGGCTTTCTCGTCGTCAGCCTGAGGGCCAACAAGAACCCGGCCAATCTTAAGAGCTTGTTGACGTTGCTCAAGATCGACTTGTCGGTCCTGCTCGTCTTGCTCCATCTTGTTTTGGGTGTCGCGGAACAGATAATGGTCCCACTTATTTTTGGCAAGGTAATCAAAAGCAGCGGCAGCTTGGTCAGGATGCTGAGCGAGCGTACGACTGATGAAGTCTTCCATGTACATGTCGACAGAGCCAGCAGGACGTTGACCCTGATCTTGTGCTTTCTGGATGATCGTCAGTTGCTTGTGAGCGTCTTCAGCGATCTTGGGCACGGTCATAAGGGGCCGACCCGAAGCAGCACTCAAGCCGGCCATCATTGACTTCACAGCGTCGTTTTGGGTAGCTCTATCATCAAGTGCTTGCTGAGACTTTTTACGGGTATCAGCAGCGTCCAGAAGCTGGCTACCGAAGTGAGCCAGCCCCGTTAGAAAGTTCGAACTAGTTCCCCGAGCGTCCACAACATTGCCGCGCGGAGAGGCGGGTTCAAGAGTTTCAGTTAGTGCCATAGTTGGCAGACTCCTTTTGCATTTGAATCATCGCCTCTTCTTGAGCCCTCTTCTTGGTGAACGATTGGTTCACGCTGTCGAAGACACTTTGCGGCGTGTTGTGTTGAGTTTTGATCAGAACGTCTCGCTTGATGTCAGGGGGCAGCAGCTTCACAAACAGGTTGATCTGTTCACGAATCTCGTCTGCCTTGTCAGGATACTCAGCGTACTGTTGACGATAAGCGATCAGAACTTTGCTGGCTTCGTCCACAGACTTCTTGCGATCCTTCATCCAACCCATCATGGCCGACAGTTGGTCGATCTCACCGGGTTGAGCACCAAACACCAGGACGCCCCAAGCATCTTGCTTAGGCACGTCGTCAGCCATAATCGAACCAGAGTTATTCTGATACGTGCCGTACTTGAAGACCATGTAAGCCTTCAGGCCGTTAGACAGAGTGCTGATGTTCGACGCCAGCTTGAGAGCCGCATCTCGACTAAGCGGGTTGTCCAAGTTTCCCCCACCTTCAGCCGTAGCGTACTTAACAAGATCAATGAAGGTCTTGCCAGTCGTGCCGACAATAGCCCCGGTAGCACCTAGACCCATCTCAGCCAAAGACTTGTCTCCGTACTGGTTCCAGCCAAAGAGACCCTTAATCAGGTCACCAGACCAGCTAGCCGTACCGAAACGCTTGCCGAGTTGAAGGTCTGCACCAGTCGTGTGGTACAGCATTTCGTCCAGTAGGCCACGGTCAAAGGCACCAGCAAGGGTGTCCAGCGGGTTCTTGCCGTCTTGTCCCGGAGGGTTGTGGTTCTTTCCAAGCTCACTGGCAACCGACAAGATCGGAACACCAGCCGTGCCGTAAAGCAGGAACTGACCGATAACCAAACGAGCCTTCTGCTCAAGCGAGAACTGTTTGCCGAAGATAGCTTCCATTACCCGAGCGTTGTACGCCCAGAATTGAGTAGGAACACTCAGCACCCCACGCTGCCACCAAGACTTGGACGCTTCACCCATGTTAAAGCTGAAGTCCTCAGCCCGGCCAGCAACCTTAGTCAGGAACTCGTTTGACTTCCAGCTAAGACGAGGAGCTTCTTCCTTGACAGTCTTCCACGCCATGTGCCAAGCAACCGAGCGGTTCCAGGCTTCACCTTCGTTGAAGAACCAGCGTCCGTGTTCTCGAACAGTCTTGACACCCTTAGTCCAGCCGCTAGAGAAGACGTTGGGTCCAGCCGACTGAATGAACTGGTGAGTACCAGCACCAACGTCGAAGAAGCCACTGTCCTTGGCAGAGCGCCACATGTGAGCCAGTTCCTCAGGACCTTCGAAGCCGAGCTTTTCGGCCATCATGGTGTCTTGAGCAATGTGCTCGATCAGGTGTTCGCCACCCTTGGTCAGGTACGCCCTTAGGAACGGAGCGTGAACCATAGCGTCCAGACCCCGACGAGGATTGATGAGAGCCGAACTGAACATGGTCGCGCCCTGCAGAGCAAGCTGAGCGGGGTTGAACAGACCAAGCTTCATGTCGAAGGCCCAGCCACGCAGCTTCATCAGGGGATTTTCAGTCTCCCACCAATTGGTCACAGCGTAGCCGAGCTTGTGTCTAACGGACTCAGGGTTGGGTCCCATCACCCAATTAGCCACATCTCGGGCATGTTGTTCAGCAGCCAAGTCGAAATCAGTCTTCCAGCCTAGGATGCTTTGAACAGCCTTACGCTGAGTCTCAGCCTGCTGGGCAATCAGATTGACTCGCTTGTTACCTTTGACTAGTTCACCCTTCATGAAGCGAGCCATGTTGGACGCATCAGCGGGCAGGTTGGTCTTGTCGATGTAGCGGTCGTACGTCTTGACCCAGCGCTCAACAGCCTGAGTCTTGAAGTCCGACATACTCGTCAGGTTGGCGATGTTCATAATCGACTTGTTGATGGTCTTGAACGGATCAATCGTCTTGGCGTCTTGTCCCATCCAGTTCGGAAGAATGTCACCCTTGCCGCTGTAGTACATCTTACCATTGCTTCGAAGCCAGCCAGCGAAGCCGGTCTCTTCGGGGTCATGGTAGTGCTCGACAGCGTTCTGCATAGCGTACTCATCCGGCAACTCTCGGTCGAAGTAGCCACGGATCGGAGTGTCGGCTGCAATCTCCTTGTTGGTGATCATAGCCCTGAACTCATCACCACTCGGAAGACCGGCGTGACCCTGGAAGATTAGTTCGTCCAGTTCAGCACCGGTGATGTCCGGGTTAGTGACAAGAGCTTGACGGGCAGCCTCCATGCGCCCAGCCCAGAACTCTACTTCAGCTTTGGTGCCAGTCATGAAGGTGTTGGGCGAAGCAAGGTAGCGATCTCCGGTGTCTTTCTGGAAACCGTAGCGAGCCTGCTTGGCGAAATACTTCCCCTCGTACATACGGTGGCCACCTTCACGGTAAGCCAGTTGAGTCCGACGAAGCGAGTTGACTTCAAGCTCATTCGGCTTAGCAAGGAAGTTCTTCACCACGGTTCCGTCAGCCAGTTCCATCGGGCGTTCCAGTTTAACAAGGATGTAACCCTGAGCCTTCAGACGGTTCCACTCCTTTTCAGTGAGCGGGTTCTGTCGGTTGTAGTGGAAGTTCTTGCTGACATTGTACACACGGTCACGGGGCATAGTTTCCATAGCCCGATCAACCAGAGCGTTCTCACCGTCAGCAATACCGATCGGAGTGTGGAACGACACCGACTCAAAGCCGCGGATAGCTTTCTGCTTCCACAGTTCGTCGTTACGCAGAGCGAACTCAACGTCGTTGATGTTTACAGCAGCTTGGTACGCATCGTACTCACGGTCAGACAAAGGCCGACCCATGCGCTGATAAAGCACTTCAAGCTCGGAGCGGTTGAACCACTTGCCGTCCAGCTCACCCTTCTTCAGCACCTCACCGAGCAGAAGTTTCTGGTTATGATTAAGCTGGCTAAAGGTTTCGCTGTACATCTTCGACAGAGACGTGATGATCTTCTGTCGGGTGTTGGCCGACCGAGCAGCGACGTTGAACAGGTGGTCATTCAGAAGCTGTCGGCTGCCCAGCACAAAGCGGCTGAGGAAGTTCTTGGAAGCCGTCGGGGTTTCCATCGTGAAGAAGTTGGTTTCAATCATGTCACGATCAACAGTGACGTGCCACGTACCAGCCTCGTCTTGAACCGCATTGGTCACCACCGGAGCTTGAGTAGGCGCATCTTTGGGAGAAGGTACAGTTTCCAGCGGAAGATCGTTACCACCAACTAGCTCCTCAGTAGGAACAAATGTCTCTTTGCCATCATACTCGACCGGAGTAAAAGATCGTCCAGTTTTAGGGTCGATCTGAGCTTCGCCGGTGATCTTAACGGGATAGTCCGTATCCTTAGAGCGCCAGACAGCATCCCTACCGGCAGCAGTTCGCGCTTTCATATCTTTAGGGAACTGACTCGACTTGGCCTTCACCCCACCACGAGGACCGTGAGTGGTGTACGACAGCTTAGAGGTCTCTTCGACAACCTTGCTGGTGCCTTCGTGGACTTCCATAGTGACCGGATGGTGAGTCAGCTTTTCAGCAGGCGTACCCGTGAAGTTGCTGATCACTTGACCGTTCTTGATGTCGTCAATCGGCCGCACTTCACTCTTACCGAAGCGCAACACAACTCGACCATTGGGATACTCGGCCTTTAACTTCTTCCACAGGCTTTCAACCTGCTTGGCAGTCATGCCCTTGCCTTCGAGCTTGTGGGCAACCTTAACAGTCGGCACAAGCTTCTCAGTCTTGGTGACAGCAGGAACAAGGTCGTCGAGCTTCTTGGCAGCCGGGCTGGTTACACCGCGGCGCGACGTCTTGAGCCCTTCAGCAGCGTCCACCAACTCTTGACGGGGGCTGCCTGGAATGTGAATAACCTCGTGCTCACCAAAGCCAAAGCTGTGAGCCCAATTGCGGGCTTCCGCTTCCGACGTAAAGTCGCCGACAACAAACTTAAGGCGCTTGGTCGTGGAGCCGTCAGCCAGACGAACATCAGACTCAATGACGTCCTTGACTTCCCGCTTGATGATCGACTCAAAGCGTTCCTTGTTACCGAGGATAGCCGCCTTGATCTCTTCGTCGGTCAGACGACCAGACTGGCGGAGTCGATTAAAGACCTCTGACACAGTTTTCTGGGCGTTCTCCAGACGGGTGGCAATGTCCACCGGAGCCGGAACCGTGCTGGCAGCAAGGTGGGGCTCAGGGTTCACAGCAGTCGGCAGGGCATTGGCAACAGCCTCATCCATCGACACACCAGTCTTCTCAGCAGCCTTAGCAGCGCCTTCGGCCTCAATCTCCACGAAGGTCCGAGCAACCAGCTCACTGGCCTCCCTACGGGCACCAGCACGGGCCATCATGCCGGTCAGACTACCGACACCCTTGACCAGCTTCATGCCCTTTGCGACCTCAGCGGGGCCGACCCAGCCAAAGTTGTCCAGAGTGTCAAACAAGTTCTGGGCGGTGGCAGACGGAGTAGCGCCCAAGCGAGTCAGGATCTCCAGTTCTTGGGTTCGGCTTTCCAGGCCGAGGGTGGTAGCGTTCTGCGTGACGTTGGGGATTAGCTCCTCACGAACGTACTTGCTGAAGTCCTGAATGGGCATGTGCCACAGGCTTGCAGCTTCGTTCTCTTGACGCTGACCCGACGCAAGGAAGTCGTACCAGTGCTCAGCCACGTTGTCGGCTCGAACGTTCCCGGTGTTGCCACCAGAGTTCTTGAGCGGAATCATTCCCATCGCGAAGTCAAAGAGGTTCAGGTACCACGGGTGGTCGTCCACACGCAGCTTGGCCTTCTCGATCTCACGCTGAAGAATTAGACGCTTGGCTTCAATGTCGGCAACAGTGTGCGTAGCGTCTCCGTACTGAAGGTTGTTCAGCAGGAGCTTGGCCTGTTGGTCGTCGCCAGCAGCCGCAAGGTTTTGAATGTTTTCGACAGCACGTTTCTCAGCAGCGTATTCGGCACGCTTCCGAATGTCTTCAGCCATAACAGCCTGAGCGACAGCAGCCGAACCCTGCAGAACAGTCGGGTCCATTTCCAAGCCAGTGCGTTGCTTCAGGATGTTGACCTGACTGTTGAAGGTGCGCTGCTGGTCTTCCTTGGCGATCTCAATACGGTGGCCATAGTCGGTCTCACTGTTGATCGCCTGCTTGTAGACTTCATTAGCGCTGGACAGCGTGTCAATTACGTCTTGACCGTCTGCGACGTGTTTGTCGATATTGGCCAAAGACAGAACAGTAGCCTGACGATCCTTGGCTTTGTCGGGAATAGCTTCAGGCGTCACTTCGGGCTGGGGGATGGTTCCAAACACACCTCCTTGAGCAGTGTCACCCGGAATGGACGCACTGAACAGGTTAGCCTGATCTTCATGGATAGCCTGAGCCGCAGCATCAGCTTCAGCCTGATTGTCGTAGATACCCATGTGCTTTCCAGTCCTTCTATAGGTCTCAATAGCCTCTTGGTCGGACATGATACGTCCATCGTCAGAGACAGTAGGAATGATGGTCTCACCCCTATCAGTTCCGATGGTGATGGACCTTACAGTACTAATTGTGCCGTCTGCATTGTGGACAATGGGACGATGTTGTAGATCAATATTACCGGGTTCAAGCAAAGCTCCGGCCATTAGCCAGTTCCCTTGGGTTTGAACATATTGGTGAAACCTGGGTTGCTGTACGCAGTCAGGGCAAGATCAGAAACAGCCGAACCCAACTGAGCATTAGCGGCATAGCCAGCAGCGGCGATACCAGCCTGACTGGCCTTGTTGGTAAACTGATCGTATCGGTCAAGGAAGCTGTAGTTCGAGCTAGCCTGACTAGTAATAGATCCAGCACCGCCAAGAGCACTGGACGACCCAGCAACACCTTGGTTCTCAGCAGACTGTTGGGCATTGGCTCTGGCGATAGTGCCAGCCCGAATGGCCTCACGCTTCTGTCGAGCCTGCTCTAGGGCGTTACGGTTGGCCTCAGCCCGCATGGCGTCTCGTTGGGCACCAGCAGCCTTCTGGCCTGAGTAAACGCTATAGCCGGTGCCCGCAGCAGCAATAGCAAGTGTAGCAATAGCGAGACACATCTTAAATCTCCAAAACCATTATGTCGTAGTTAACCGGGGACCCCTTGACGGTCATGATCTCGCCGGTCGCCTTAAAGCCGTTGAACTGAGCGAACCGATACTTTGGAAGGGTGCCGACAAAAGTAAAGATGCGTTCAACCCCCCGATCCTCAAGTTCACAGAGCATGTCAGCCATGACCTCTCTGAAGTGTCGAAGTCGAGACTTGGTGAAAGGCCCGTCTACGTGAGCGTGCAACCACAGTCGGTTGTCGTACACACACATTAGAAGTTCGCCAGTCTCGTCCTTATAGACAGTAGTTAACTCATGGTTGGGTATTTCCGCTGTAGGTGACTGCCCAACCCAAGAGGTCGAAGTCTTTTCCGATTTGGTTGTTTTCGAATCTAAATTGGATTGCACGTCCAGTTCCTCTTACTTTATTTCTGGTCACCACAATTGGATAACCGGTGTCGAAGGTCAGATCGCCTTCACTAAACATAGGTAGGCGAGTATGTCTGTACGCCTCAACCTTAGTCGACCATTTGTTTGCAGCAGTGCTGCTGGCCCAATCCCACTTTACCTGAAACAAACAGCTAGACGGTTTGTCTGCCGTATAGTTTCCACCAGAGCCGACGAAGTTCTCTTCAGTTCGCCTGAAGTAGCACATCACGTACGGCGTCTGTTTCTTCCTCATGACGTCTTCAAGCAACTCGTAGCCAGTCTCGACGAACGACATAAAGGCAAAGCCGGTGCCGTTAAAGGACTTCCAGTCGGCAAAGGTTTCGTCCCACTGTTCACTGAAGGTAAACTTCCAAGCGGGGCCAGCCACCGGAACAGCAGTCGTGTACTTGATTTCTTTAATCGGAGTCAGGAACAGCCCTGTCATGAACGGACGTCCTGCTGCACTGCTAATCGTCCAAGGGAAGAAAGCACCGAGACTGAGATCAAGGTTCAGGACCCTGTCGTAGAAGTACGGATTAAGCGAGCTTGAGCTTTGAAAGAGCCACTGAATGACGTTATTGACCGGATCGTAAACCGACTTGACACGAGCTTTCACTGTGTCGCTGATGTCGTTGTAAAAGCTCTGGATAGTTTCCTGAGACAGGTTGACCTTCTGGAGGTTCGACCCGAGCGGCCCAACTTGTTGCTGCCCAAGCACCAAACCTTGAATACCGGTCTGGCCCCACCAGAAGACGTTACCGTCAGCCATGACCACGCTGTTAGGGCTGTCAGTACCAACAGGGCTCATCTTGGTAACGCTGATGTCGGTAGCGCTGAAACCGTTCTGAGTGCCAGTTACGTACCACACACCATTTCGAGCCAGCACGACAATACCAGAACCCATCGGGAACAGACGAACAGCCTTGGTCATTTCAGGGATGGGGATCACCCCACCGTCAGTAGCAACCAGATCATTTTGGTTCTCAGCAGTCGGATCACCCTCTTGATAGCAGAGACCCACCTTCGCTTTGTCGTCCAGAATCTGACTGAAGTAGACGTTAGAGTTCAAAGCGTACCAGACTCTGCCGCTGAAGAACGCTACAGTCGGAGGACGTTCAGTAGTCGTTTCAATCGGAATACCAGCAGCAAGAGACGCAGTTGAGCGGTCCTTGTTAAAGGCGTCCAGAATGTAGTGACCACGAGGCGCTTGGGTGTTACCGAAGTACATCAGAGCCAGTTGAGACGGCTTAAAAGTGTTGTCGGTAGCGTCTCGGGCCACCCACCACTGCTTGTTATTACCGGGGTAACGACTGGTGTTGTTGTGGTACTGAATGATCGGAGACGAGTCCGACGTACCGTCTGACGTCAGCACAGCAGTCTGTTTGCCGCTAGGCGGGTTCCAGCCTTGGTTCTGCAGGTTGTACCTGTGTTCGGTGCTCAGGGTAGTCGGCTCAAGGCTGTTGTCGAGGCCGTCGTCCAAGCCAAACAGATCTCGGATCTTGATGGTGATCTTGGAGGCCGTAATCGTGTCTGAACCAGAATTGTATTCGACAAAGATAGGTTCGATGCGTTCACCGACAATGAAGAGGTATCCCTTGCCAGAGGCCATCTGCACAGGGCTGGCGCTCGGAGTTGCAGCGCCGGGAGCCTGAAAGCTGGTGAGGTCGACAGTAAAAGACTTGATGCCAGCACCGATTGGGGTGGCGCTCAGATCAAAGAAACGAATAGTCGATCCGATCTGCCTGACAAGGAAGTTCAGAGTAGAGTTAGCTCCGACCGACTCCCAGACATATTCCTGCAGGGCGTACGTGGTAGCCTGCACGTCGGTAATAGAATACGAAGAAAGGGCAAATGATGGTTCGTAGTTAATTCCTTTACGACGAGACCGGTTGCCCTTGCGATATAGAATGCAGTTGTCCTCGTTAATCGAGGCGTTCTCAGGGTACGTAAGGGCGCTGGCCTCAGTAATGAGACCCTTTACGAAAGTCCTGTAGACTTTAGTTGAGCTGGCTCTTGACATCCTGGATAGATTGCCCTTCCTAGAAAATCTTTAGATTTGAGAAAACGGATTAGGGTCTCCTCACAGAGACGGTGAGACGTGAAGCGGTGGTTCAGCTCTTTGGGGATTTTCCCGCCCCTGTACTTCTGAACCACCCAGAATCCGTCCTTCTCCTGAACGATGGTGTACTCTTGTCGACCCATTGCTGTAACGTATTTAGCGTCAGGCCGACACTTCGGGTACTTGTGAGGCTCTGCAGCCCATTTAGGGGGACGCCCTCCTTTGTTTTTAACGTTGGCGTCCGTAGTTCGGGAGACGGTCAATGGGCCGCCGAACTGCTGCGCGGAATTGGTCATTCTGGCTTTTGACACGTTGACGAAATGCCTTTCGTTGTTCGTTTTGGTTGGCGGTCTGCTTGAAGTTAACGAAGCAGGTGTTCTTGGCCTCAGCGAGAAGTTGCGGGAACATGTTGGCATCAAGAAGCGGAATGAAGTCGTCTTCAGTCTGCCACGATAGTTCCTTTTGAACATACGCTAAGCTTTTGCTCTGCTGGAGCGTCGACTCGATGTCTGCATCGTAAGAGTCGGTAATGATGTAGTTGTCGTCAAAGCTAGTCCAGTAGGTCGGCTGACGATTGGAACCAACGTAAAGACGAATACCGTTCTCGGTCACCACCTCAATGGTGTTGGCTTGCCCAGCCTGAGAGGCGGTATAGTCAAAGAAGCTGTGAGGCGGAAGCGGGATCAGCTCTTTGTAGTTAGTCTTGTCTTCAGACCTGTCGTCGTACTTTACCCACAGGATCTTCCGAACTGAGTCGGGGATCTTGAGGTAGTTGGGACGGTTAACGTCACTGACCGACTCAAGTTGAACCAGGGCTCGGTGTTCAGGGATGTCAGCGTTGGTGAACAGTTCGAAGTAGGTCTCTTTGAGTACCTCAGCGACCTGCAGACTTTCGATGGTGTCGCCGATGCTGTTCACTTCATCGCTGTCCATAGCCGACAGGATGTTCTGAACCATTTCGAGAAGAGTTAGTTTAGCCACGGAATCTTATCCTTAAAGAAAGCGACAAGAGACGCGATACCCGCAATCAGCCAGAGGACACCGTGGACAAAGCTTTTCTGCAAGTCCAGCTTGTTTAGTCGACGTTCGTGGTTCTTGAGGGTTTCTGTAATCTGCTCGAACAGCTTTTCGTTTGACGCGGTGTTCTGCTTAAGCGTGTCGATCATCGCGTCTTGTTTGGTTTCAAGCTGCCCCAGCTTATACACAATAATTTCCTGATCCATTATAAGGCCCCTTTACATGGCAAAAAGGGCCACCCCACGGGTTAGGCAGGATGGCCCTTCTGAACTCTAAGACTCGCTTAGAGGTAATTAGTCAGCAAGAGCCTCAGCGCCAACATCAATGTACTCGATGATGAGCTTGCCCTTACCGGCCGTAAAGGTGCCGGTGGTGGAGATGCCGACGTACGCGTTAGCGGTGCCAACGCCAGCCGTGCCAGCCGCAGAGGCCACAAGAGAGCCAGCACCGAAGACTCGCTTACCAATCGCGTTCACGTTGGCCAGCACACCTTCAGTCGCCGTCACAAGACCGGTAGCAGCAACAGCCGTACCGTCCTTCTTGTAGGTGCCGACAGTAAACGAAGTACCGCCAGCCGCAGCTTCAGACATGACCAGAGTAGCACGAAGGACGCTGGCGTTCGCCGGAAGACGACAATCGCCGTCATGGAAGCCGTCAGCAGTGCCGTCGTTGTTCAGGTCGGCAGAGTAAGAGACCGTGCCGGTGGGGATAAGAGACAGATCAAAGTCAACCTGAATCTGCTTAATCGCACCAAGGTCATTAATCGCCCACGCCTTGTTGGCAAAGTTAGTTTTGTCGGGCCAATAGTTTGCAAACTTAACTTGCAGACCGTCAGCATTAGTCCAAGGTTTAGCCATTATTAATAACTCCTATTAGCCAACAGCCGACGGGTCGGTCAGGACGGTGATGAAGTTCTCGGGACGGTAGATCTTGACGCCGTAGCGGCAGGTCGTCACGAACTCTTCACGCTGGAAGTCCTTGTTGTACTCACCTTCGACCTTGGGCATCTGACGCCACGCACCGATAAACGGAAGCAGGTCTTGGGTAGCGCTGAAGAACAGGTTACACACCGAGTTCGCACCAGCAGTGGCAGCACCAGCAGGGCCAGTGATCGCTTCCGACGCACCAGTTTGGTTCGCACCACACAGAGCGAGGCGGTTAGACACGTACACGTCAAAGCCATAGATGTTCTTGACGAACTTCATGTCTTGAGCGATACCGTCAGCAACGATGCCTTCCCAACGCGGGTTGTTGGAGATGTTGGTGATGTTGGTCAGGGTGTTGAGCACGTACTCAGTCGACGGGTCAACAATCGCGATCAGGTTCGAATCCGGCACGTTAGCCTTCTTCAAGGAGTATCGCGCATAGGCGAAGTCCTTGACGTCGATCACGGCCTTGGTGTTCAGAGTGCCTTGGCCAACCCAGCGGTGACAGGCACCGTTGATCTTGTTGGCGTTAGCAGCAACCTGATAGCCAGCCGGGTTACCGGTCTTCGGTTGACCTTCCTTAAGGATGTTAACCTCAAGGTCTTCGTGGATAGCTCGGGCCATCTTCGGCACAAACGAAGCTTGCAGTTCAGCCATATAGAAGCCGTCTTGCTTAGCCTTGTTGGTGATGTAGGTCGCGCTGGACTTGTACTGGTTGATCGAGAACGAATACTCGCCGGTATCCATCGCGGTGTACTCGACAGCCTGATCTTCCACGTAGTCTTTAGCATCCAGAGTGCCAATCGACGGAATGGTCAGGGTGTTGCCGTCAGGGAAATTGTCCAGCCAGCGCACGTATTTCTGCGCCATGAGTTCGTCTTGAAGAACGTCCTTAAGTTGATTCGACCACAGCTCGGAGCGAATCAGGGCGTCCATGTTAGCGGTATTATGACCAGCCATTTAAAATAGACTCCTAGTGATTAAGTGTAAAATGCGTCGCCAAGTCGCTTAGCGTCCGCAATCATTTGGTTTTGGATGGTCCGCGAGAAGTATTGGGACGGATTGCTCTTACGAATTGATTCGTAGAAAGCATACGTACCGGGTTTCGCGGCGGTATTCGGCACAGACACCACATCCGAGCGAGGAACGCCGGGGGTGGGCCGAGGAGCAGAATCTGCAATACCGAGAGTAGCCAGAAAGGCTTTGGGCGACTGAGCGGCCGAACTCTTGAGGAAGTCTAGACTGACCTCTAGTTCTTTCGCCTTTGCATTGATTACTTCGTTAGCCTTATCTTCCGACCCAAAGGTTTCGATAAGCTTTTGGGCAACGAAATCAACGTTGCGTCGAATTTTTTCCTGCTCGCGGTCTTGCTGCAGTTCTTGTCGAATACGGGCAACCAAATCATCTTCAGAGAAGCTGGTATTAGCCGAAGGCGGATTGTCGTCCACCGGAGGGGTGACCGGATTTTGTTCCCGAGGTTGACGGAGCAGTTCTTCAACTCGAAGCCGGGCGTTGATCTCTTCACGAGCCTCAGCCAGTTCACGGTTCCGATCTTGAATAGTCGCGTCAGCATGGCTGTACGCCTTAGCAAGATCTTCTACCGACTTGTACTTCTTACCCTCTCCAACCAGGTTTTCGAGGTAGTTAACTTCTTGTCCGTCTTCAAACAGCGCCATTGGTCGATGGTCCTTTTATTAAATCAGTCTTTTGTCAAGACTAGTAAATCAAGTAATTCTTTGTGGGCACGCAGGTAACCATTACGGTCGGCCTGCTTGTACGCCCAGCTTGGAGAATCATAGTCTGCTGTCGGCAGATTAGATTCCTGAGTATATACTTTATTATATAGTATTTCTCTCAGTCTGTCAAGTACTTTTGTAGAACCAAGAATAGTTTTCTTAAATTCTTCTCGTTCTTCTTGAGTATTTAAGTGTTGAGTCCAAATAGTCTTCATTTCTGCTGCTGAGCCTGCATCATGGCCATTTGACCAGCCGCTGCCGGATCTTGGGGAGCAGTTTGCTCTTGCAGAACCTGTTGAGCCGACGCTTGAAGACGCTGAGTCTCCAGCATTTCAGCAATACGCACGTTGTCCGACACAAGCCCAAAGCGTTCCAGACCCATCAGCTCCTCAACAAGGTAGGCCATCTTCTTGCCGCTGATGTGGGCGTTAATAGCCGGATCAGCACCAAGGGTTTGACCAAGTTGGGTCAGGTTCTGAATGACGTTGGCGTTACGGGCAAAACGACGGGCACCAATCGGACGAATCTTACCGCGAGCGGTGAGGTCCTCCTTGGTGATGTTCATAAAGTTGACGACACCAAATTGATCGTCCACAACCCGAATAACGTCAGAGGTTCCCATATTGCGGCGGGCAAGCTCAAGCATGGACGACAGAACCGGCTCAAGGAACATTTCTTCATAATAACTGGTCTTGTTAATAAAGATGCGGTTAGAACCGTTTTCCAAGATTTGAACTTCATAGGCCGTCTTTTCACCCGGAGTACGGAAGCCCATAGCCTGCTTGGGAGCACCAGCCATTTCTTCCATCTTCTGCTCAAGATAGGCGATCTGGGTGTCGGCATTCAGCATAGTAGTGTCGGGTCGCATGAACTCGACCTTACCCTCTTCGCCAGCATAGATACGCTCACCGGGGCCGTACTCAAAGTCTTCGACATATCCAGTGATCTGCATGACAGGGTGGATGATCAGATCGAAGGCGTCAGACTTGGCGTTCTCCAAGTGGTCAATGCGGTACTGCATACCCACAAGGTTATCGAGCGGACCCATAGCGTACAGGTTGTCGGGCCTCAGACGCCAACCACAGTGGAAGATGTTAGACCGACCGAACCAGCTTGGGTTGGCCATGTTGCGGATAACGAAGCAACGATCCACCACAGTGATGATTTGGTTCTTGTACAGCTTGTCTTCCTCAGCATCGTACCAGTCACCATAGAAGTCCAAAATCTCTACGTAGTTAGACTGGAAGTATTGAAGCCAGCTACCAAAGCCGTCGATCTGGAAAGCACTGTCCTTCTTCACCTCACCGGCCGACAGGCTAGTCATTCGCCTGCGGGTTTCGATCATGGTCGTGAAGACGTCTTTCAGATAGCCAGACTCAGGGTGATCTTCGATCTCAGCCCGAATGGAGCCAAGGGTCTTGAGCGACCGGATGATCTTCGGGGTCTCAGCAAAGGACGACGCAGTGGGGTTAAACACAACGTCCAGCGGGCTCAGGCGAACCAAGCGGGGGCCGACGTAGCCGGGGCTAGTCTCACCTGTCTCGTCCTTGTTCTGCTCAGCCACGAACTCGGTCATGGCAATGCAGTTGCCGTAGTCAATCCAGTCGTACACAAGTCGACTGACTTCAGCACGGAACTGACTCATACGCAGCTTGTTGTTGATGTACGACTCGATCACTTCGCGCTTGTCTTTAGCTTCAGCAGTCTCGTCGTCACCTTCCCAGGCAATGCTGCTGTCGTTCGGGAACAGAGCCGCCATGTAGTTAGCATGGAGGTTGTCTCGAATCTGACACAGCTTGGGAATGTGGACACTGTTCTTCCACGGCAGACTGGCGTTAGTCGTACTCCGGGTGTCAGTAGCAAAGATGTACTCACGAATCTCGGCAACCTGCTCCAGCCAAGGCTGTCTCAGCATTTCCCACTCTTGGTACATGTTTGCGATGGTCTTGGCGATCCTGTCCGGTTGAACAAGATCTTCAATGTCTAGGACTCTATTACCTGACGGCATTTAGAATGCGATGCCTCCAAACTTTCTATTAAAGGGAATGACGTTTCCAGACAGACGCTCCCGAGCCGCATTGGCAGTCGGGGGAATGGCGATCTCAATAGCGTTCGCCAAGCTGTCCATAACGTCGTCGTGGACCGGATGGGTCGAGATAAGTTCGTCCTCAAGGACCTGACAGTTACCGCCTCGATAGTGCCAGACCGACAAGTTGTCGTAGCGAGGCTCTAGGATGGCCGCTAGACGCTCCTCTTTGGAACCTTGGTGTCGGGTAGGCTTCATCTCTTGAATTGAGATGTACAGACCATACTGACGGATCAGATCTCTAAGCTGGTTGACGATAGCCACCTGAGCAGCCGTCACTTCTGCAGCCAGCTTCCTGAAGTCCCACTTGATGTGCAGTTGCATCAGGTGTTCGAAGTAATCCATGATGCGGTCGGTCTTGAAGCGGTCGATGTCTAAGACGTAGATGTTGTGTTCTCGGTCCATGCCGATAACGACAATAGCCGTATAGTCGGCTCGCTTAGTCATGCTGTACGCGAAGTCAACAGCAGCAAAGACATTCAGCTTTCGATCTCGATAGTACCAGCCACCGTTCGATTGAGTGATGTGGGCTTGGTCAAAGTATTGGAACTTGTCTCGACCAATTCTCAGTTCTCCGGGGTCGTTGGGATCGTTGTAATACTGAGCCCGAAATTGTGTGCGATCAAGATACTGACCACGCTTTTTAGCGAGGATTTGCTGGTCAAAACCGAACCATTTACCATCTGACCGCTGCTGTCTCGGCCAAAGAAACTGACCAGTTCCGTCGCCTGCGTCCTCGACCTGTCGCTCGAAGATTTCGTAAATGGGCTCAGAGCTGACAACATCTCCGTCTTTGTCATAGATGTCCTCCCGCATTTCAGCCATTTCGCTATAAAGGTCTTTAGGATGGTAACGAGTACCGCAAACCCACTCTTCAGCGTCAGCCCCTTCAATCGAGCTAAGAAGGGAGTATTGGGACTTAACCTTAGTCCGGCCTTCTTCAGTGTACGCGTTCTCAAATACGACAACGTCGTCCAGCACAGCCACGTCACAGTGAAGACCAGTAAGGCTAGTGGTAAGACCGCCAGTGAAGACAGTAGGGTCACGAATCGCTTCGTCTTTGCGTTTGGGGTGGTCGACACTGATTTCACTGTTAGTCCACTTCTCGCGCTTCCCTTCGTCGGGGTTGATCATCTCCGGCCAGTAGCGCGCGTAGATGGACGACGTAAGGATGTCTTTGATGAACTTAAGCTGCTTCTCGGCAAGGTTGCTGGTAGCCGAGATGTACAGGATACGGACCTCGGGTTTGCGGGTGATCTCCCAAGCGACCCTGAAGGCGATCATACGGCTTTTGCCGTGGTCTCGTGGAAGCAGGACCATCTGGTGTGACTTCTTGGTCTGACGGGTCCACCAACGACAAAGCTCGATGTGGACAGCCCCCAAGACTTGCTTAGGGGCCACCAGACGGATAAAGGTCTCTAGATCGTTCTCGGCTGCCTCACGGATAAGCTCCGTCTTGCTCTTATTAATCGCGGGGGTTTTTCTTGTGACCACGCTTCGTCCTCGGATAACTGCGATTGTGCCGCTTGGTGCCCATGCGCCAGTTGCCGGGGCGATTGTCTAGAGCATTGCCATTGATATGCTCAACGTCCATACCGTCGCCCTTGTGGGCCTTACCAGCCTTGATCATGTGACGACGGGCCTTGTTACGGGCAGCCCGCTTCTTCTTCTGAATGGCGGAACTTTCGTACTTGGTCTGTGCGCGCTTCTGCGCTGCCGACATGTGACCCATTAGCCTTTCCCCCCTTTGACCAGTCTAAGGCCAATTCGCTTAAGGTCTTCATCCTCTTGGGTGATTGCCTTTACTTCAGCCTTGATCGCTGCACTGCGTTCAGACTTGCTCGGGCGTCCAGCCTTGCGCTTGTCCCAACCTTCTTCAGCAATGAACTTGGCTGCCGAAATGGCTTGAGATGTGTCGCCAGCGGCGATCTCTCGAATGCGGGCCACAGCCTCAGCCTTCAGCTTCTGGTTCAGTTCGTGAATCCACTCTTCGTAGGCTTCGCGAAACCAGTCCAGCTTCATGAGCCTGATCCAGTGGTTGTAGTCACCGAGGTACTGAATAGCCCACTTGTAGCCGGTGGGATCACCAATCTCGACAAAGGTTTTGCGAGCACTGATCAGACCGGGTCTGTCTTCGTAAAGCGTGAAGATGGGTTCAGCCACACGGGTCTCAATCGGAGTGTCACGAACCATTTCGTGAAAGAGAGACAAGGTAAACCACCGACCACCAGAGTCCTTATACGGAGGCTTGGTCAGCTCGTATTTGAGAGCCATTTTAGATTTTCCTTCTTAATTCCACCAAACACGAATGCCGTGGTTGATCGGGTTTCTTAACCAGAGAACAACCTCAAGGTCTGCAACCGACAGTTTATCTGAGGGTGGGGCTAACCACGCTGCTCCTTCGAGGTCTGCAACTGACAGACTATCTGAGGGTGGGGCTAACCACGCTGCTCCTTCGAGGTCTGCAACTGATAGACTATCTGAGGGTGGGGTTAGCCACGCAGCACCCTCAAGTTTAGATACATCAGTAGACATTAAACCGCCTGCACGCCCTTTTCAGCGTTATTGAACGTAGTTGCGGTCCAGCGACTGCCCGTAGCCGGGTCGGTTGTCCAGTTACGTGAGCGCGGCTCAAAACCACTGTTCAGGCCAAGCGCTGAGCTTAGATAGTTGGTTCCAGACGACCTAACAACAAACTTACCGTCTGTCGGTCCTGCACCGTTTATGCGACCCCGCCCGTTGATCACCATAGAGTCTATGACCATGCTGCCGGGCACAGTAATTGCACCATGAGTGTAGGTTTCAACATCACCGCTGTTTGCAAACGAGATAAAATCAGTCTCGTCAAGAACGGTTTCGTCAATTTCAGTAAATCCGCCCGTAGCGCCTGTGTTAGTTACACTATTACCAGTCATTAGTTTGGGAACTAAACGACTGTCGCGAGTGTCAAAGTTAGCTCCAAGAATCTGTGAATAGTAGACACCACTACCGCCGAACCCCCTCAAACGTACTTTAGCGATATTGTTGACAGCAGCATTCAGACCTGCACCAGCAGACGATGATACGAGAGTTCCGGCTAGGTATAGTTCGAACCCACCGGCCGCACCACACACGATTTTCACATCAATACGTGTCCGCCCACTGTTGGTCGGCCCCGCTGGAGTTGCCCCTTGGTTCACGAATGCTGACCCATTCCAATAGGAAAACTGCATGGTGTTGGAGTTGGCTGAAATTCTAGCAACCTCTGTTCCAGTAGAATTGTAGAAACTTAGCCACGGCAATCCGGTGTTGAACGATGAGGAGCTATTGTAGAAATCAAAATGTATCCAGAACGTCGTCGTGGACGCTGCATCCATAAATGCAGGCGTCTCGATGTAATCGGTCGTAGTAAGAACCACAATGCTGTTTGATACAAAGGTGTTGTCAAAAGAACCGGCTGTGGTTTGACCGTCAAGCACGTTTAGAGTACCGCTTCGAAAAGCACCGGCCAAAGTATTAAAGGCAAAATAGCGTTCAGCGGCCATTATTAACGAGTCCCATAAAAAGTAAACGACAGACCAGCAATACCATTTAGGTTGCTCGGGCTGACTACCTGAAAGCGGTTACCGACAGCAAAAGCAACGGGCGAAGTGAAGGTAAAGGTTACGACACCTCCAGTGCTGATTGAAGCGGAGCCGATTGACACGCCTTCCTTTTGAAGAGTAAGAACGGTGGTTGAACTTGGGTTGGTTGTCATTTTGATCGTGCTGTTGGTCAGACCAGCCGGTAAAGTAAACGCATACGGGGCCGGGGCTTCGAAGATGGTTGCACTGGTCGGAATCACAGCCGAGGTGTCCCAGAAAGCCCCAAAAGCACAATCAGCAGTTCCAGGCGGTCCGGTTGGTCCGGTTGGCCCTGTAGCGCCCGTGGCACCACTATTTCCTGCTGGCCCTGCTGGACCAGTAGCTCCCGCGGGTCCGGTGTCGCCAGGAGGCCCCTGAAGACCACTGACCATAACGATCCAAGAACTGTAAGAGCCGGTTCCAGATAGGGCTGACACCAAAACCTGAAGTACACCAGTGTCCCGGCTGTACGACAAACACTGGCCCCACATCCAGTTGGAGATGGGATTCATCGTGTTTGCAATCAGAATGAACTGGCCGACTTGAAACTGTTTAAGAGTCTCCACAACAAGAGTCTGGGTGCCAAGCCCGATGGTCAAAGACGTCGTCGAGCTGGAAGACAGAATAGTCGTCAGACTAACATTGATAATGTCTCGAACATCAACCAGACGAACAGCATCAGTGCTGGCTACCGGAGTGGCCAGATTGATGATCCGGTGGCTGTTCATGTCAAGGTTGGCCTCCATCGCGTTTGGAGCCGTGCCGTCCCGCGACAGGGTGTTCTCGAAAGCCGTCTGAATGTTAGTTAAGTTGGCATTGATTGTCGCAGCGGGGCTTGGGTCGAGTCCCCCTGAGACGGGGGACACAGTGAGTTTTGACATTGGATTAGTTTATTAAGCCGTGGGTTCGACACATATCTTCCAGAGCCTTGATCCGTTGGCTAGCGCTCTGCAGGGCGGTCATGACCGACTGAAGCTCTGCTTGGACGTACGAACCTGAGGCCGTACCAGCCGTATAGGTGGCGTAAGCAGTTTTGAGGGCCGTACCGGTAGCAGCCGTCCAGCCAGTGTCACGAGCACCAAGGACCTTGGTTCCGTTGACGTTGTACTGAGTCTTGGCGTCCCAGGTGTAGCTGTAGCCGTCCTTGAAACGCAGAGCCGACGTACCGAAGTCAGTAGCGTTGTCCAGAGAAGGAGCAACCCTGGCTGCGATAGCAGTCAAAAAAGCCGTGCCCGTGACTGCCCAGCTATGGCCACCAGAGCCCGCATTGTACGAGATACTGCCCGTACTGGAGCCGTGACCAAGAAAGACACTGTCTGAGCCTTGAGCCAGACTAAGAATAGTCAGGTCAGCACTGTTGGCGTTATTGCGAGCTTTGTAACCGGCGAAGCCGTTCGCCACGTTAAAGGTGTAACCGTAGCTGTCCTTGAACCGAAGCGTGTTGCTGCCAAGATCGGTGGTGTTGTCAGTGGACGGTGCCACTCTCGCCGCCAGTGCCGTCAAGAAACCCGTACCAGCAATCGACCACGTATGACCACCAGTTCCTGCGTTGTACGCGATATTGCCTGTACCTGAGCCGTGGCCGAAGAAAACGCTATCAGATGACTGTGCCAATCCGATAACCGCTAGATCAGCAGTGTTGGCGTTGTTTCGAACGTTGTAGGCCCCGAAGCCGTTGCGGGCCATGAACGGCCAGTTACAACGCAAGCCGACGCCACTTTCGTACGACAACTGAACTGGTTGTGCAGCAACAGCATACTGCATAATCGGGAAGCCACCGGCCGAGACCTGACGAGCCACGTAGTTGTTGGCGTTGCCGTTATTGACGAAGGTAACGCCAGTGGTGATGTTGCTGTCGTCAACCGAACTCAGAGACGTGCCACCAGCGAAAGTAAAGGTAAGACCAACAGACCCAAACTGGTTGGCGGTGAATACCGCGCTTGACTGCTCGACCGTAATGTCGCCGAGGATACGGCTCTGAGAGGTCATGCCGCCGTTACAGCCAGCAACAGCCCCGCCGGGAGTCAGTGAGTTCTTGATGTATAGCTTGCCGAACTGATTGCCCCCGGTAATGGCATGGGAGCCGGTGTCGAGAAGCATAATACCGCCGGTCGCCTGAGACGTATAGACGCCCTCCAGGCGGTGATAAAGGGTTGCAGTACCAGACTTGCCAACCTCAATGTCGTAGCCAGCAGATGTGGTGTCGGTGGTGTTCCAACTGTACGTAGTGCCGATAACGTAAACTTTGTCTGACTGAGCCTTGAGGGCTCGTCCAGCAGCCGACATTGAACCACACCAGTGAAACGTGGGGCGGTTACCAGTCGTTACAATGTTGTCGCCGGTGTACGGAGCTTGACCCCGAAACACAACAAACTTCGCAAGGAAGTCGTCACCAGTCGACGTAAGGATGGGGCCGTTGGCATTCTTGATAATGTTGGCTACGCCAGCCGACGAAAAGAGAGCCCGCTGGTTGGTCGAGTGGGTCAGGTTGTTGGCGTAGAAGGTCAGGCCCTGCAGGTCAACATTCTTACCGCTGTTGAGGGCAGCTTGAAGCCAAGCCGAGGCATCGTTAGTGTAGGTGCCCGCAAGCACGGCTGCACGGTTCGGCTCGGGAATGTAATCAATAATGGACACCCAAGCGCCCCGGATAACGAGGGCAGCACTGGTGGCAGCAGACTGAGCGCTACTGGCAGCGCTAGAAGCAGAAGTCGCAGCATTCAGTTCCGACGTATGAGCAGCAGTAGCACTGGCAGCAGCGGCGGTAGCGTTAGACTGAACGTCAGCCTGAATGACGTCTAGGTAGCCCTTAGTGGCCGCATCAGTGGCCGCAGTGGGGGTACCGACGTTAATGATTCGATTGGACCCCATGTCAAGGTTGGCCCCCATAGCATTAGGGGCAGACCCATCACGACTAATAGTGTTATCGAAGGCAGCTTCAATGGCGTCAAAGTTAGCGTTCAGCTTGTTGACCGACGCATAGTCCGACGTTAAGTCCGACAAAGAAAGTTTAGACAAAAATCAAATCCTTTTTCAAAAGATGTATAGATGTCTATAGCGCCGCTAGGGTAGCGATGCCAGGCTGAACATCGAGACAAGGAGAAGAATGAATAAAGACAATAAAAGAAGGGAAGACAAAATGTCTTAACGTCTTGAATAGTAAACAGCGAGACTAACTAACTGTGAAATGGTAACAGTTAAAGTTGTGCAACGCTAACTGCGTTAGCTACCAAGAGAGTAACC